GTCGACCTTCGTCAAAAGCCAGTCACAGTACCTTTTGTGTTACTTTTTGCAACACGTTTTGCTTAAAAAACTTGCGCCAAACATGCTTTTTTTGATAATTGTACACATTTTTTTGATATTTTTGCGATTTAACGCAATGTTTTTATTGCAGCTCGCAAGTCCAGCAAAATCAAGGCGTTCCCACAGGATAATCGCACGTAATGGCCGCATTGAATTCAGGATCGCCAGGTTTGAACATCATATGACATTCTATCTTGTCGCTGGTATCTACGGGCAGAAATCCATGCGGGCCGCCAAGCGTCATCTTTAGCCAATCCACAGCGGCGCGTATCTCTTCAATCGACGCCTCTATCTGGCACCACTTGCCATCCGAAACATCCTCACAGAACTCATCTACCTTTTCTCCGCAACACTCACACCGCAGGTGATGTTTCTCAGCACATTTGGGATGCGCCAACACGACTTCCGGCATCGGTTCGTCGCAATACACGCAGTGCGGTGCCTCATCTGCAGGCTTGTACCCGCTCGACCGCAGCTCCTGCATGGTATTACTCTCACCGCATTGCAGACCGGCGGCAAACGCATCCCGTTGAGCCTGCGTATGCTTCAGGCCGGACATCTTCAGCCAATGGCGATAATGAGTATCGATATGCTCCAGTTTTTCCTCATGCGTTCGGCTTGGCTCAACTATGCCGTCGGAAAATTTATATGACATGCCTAATCCTCGTTATTCTTAAAGGCAAAAACCATAAGCCTCAACATTCAATCGTTTTCGCAGCTTCTCTTTTATCGCCCCGAATCCAGCGAAGCAACGTAGCATATCTTCCTTCTCTGCCATAAACTCTTGCGCTGCATTATTATACCCGTTTGCCAGCAAAAGATCAATCCACCAGGCCCACTGATCGAAATTGAAATTCGGGATGTCACCGACGTTATCCACGATATCTTTCTGGTAGCGTACTAAACGCGGATCGAATAGGGAAAGACGATTATCCCACGGTGGTGTATCATGCGATGGCGCGTGATACTGCGCCCAGCGACGGTTTTTTTCCACGTCCGGCATAATGCGAAATTTCCGCGCCTTCGGGGCCAGTGTCGGCAGCAGGGCATCGATATTCGATATCAACTCTTTCGCCTGGCGGTCATAGGTGAATTCCTCGAATTTCTCGCGGCTGGCATCGCTGCGAGAATACCGAATCGCATATCTCAATCCGGATTCGCAATCACCATCTTTGATAGGCGTATAATCCTCATAGTCATCAAACCCAGAATCTATCAACTCCTGGCTCAGAGGCTGCATACACACCGCCCCGCAGCCGTATGCCTCAAAAAAACGCATGTTAAGCTCACCGCGCACCGGAAAATTTGCCACGACTCGCGCAGAATTCAACAGGCGCGCATAGTCCTCGCCATAGACATTCGACGCTATCACGATTTTGTACCGATCTCGCAGCTTCAGCAGGTCGTGCAGATAACGCGCCCGGTCCTGCTGGACCGCAAAATTGAGATTTCCGACGAATACGACGTCATTATTTTTCGGCATGCCGTAATCGCGGTGCAGGCCCGGATCGTACCCGTACAGGCAAAAATAATCGACATTGCGGTGCCCCAGCTTCGAAAACAGCTCAACGCCTCGCAGATCACAAAAAATATGGTCGAACATCCCCATAATCGGCAGCATGCGAGGCAGTGTCAGGTTGTAATCACCGACCAATCCGATTATCGGGCATTCCACATTTTCTATCCCCGGCATTATCGGATAATATTCCGCGTCGCGGACGATAACCGCATCCGGCGTCCAATCGTCCGGCTGCTGGTGAATACCGTGCGCATCGAACGTGCGCACGTTTGCATGCCGCTTCATCGCCGCCACCAGGAACGCCTCATTACCCTTCGGGTCATGCAGGCCCGGCCCCAGAAGAATTTTCACGATTGCACCCCCGGTGTACCTCTGCGGTAGTATATTGGATCTCTGATCAAATCACCATCCTGCGGACGCAACTCGCCGGCCCCATACCGGTCACGGTATTGCACCGCAAGGCCGTCGCATATCAAGAAATTCCTGCATTTTACGCACTGTGGCGGCTTGCGGTACAGATTATGCGAATTGTGAATCGACCACGTATTGAAAAAAATATGGCGATCTGTCTCACCCCACACGCCTGCACGGCGGCCGATATCGTAGCAATCTTGGATCACTTCCGGTTTTAGATTGCAATATGACCGCACGTCCCACTCCAGCGGATCGTAGACGATTTGCGGGAAACACGTAACATGTTTCTCCTGCCCCGGCAACTGGCACATAGGGAAATACCTAACATTGCACCATATGGCAACAGAGCTTAGAATATTTATTGCCCTTGCAATATTTGGAGCCAAAATCGAGTGCTTTTCTTGGCAATCGATGTCCTTCATTTGTGACCAACCAGCAAAAGGGTTGAACACAATAAAATTAACGTTATCAGGCGGATACGCCATGTTTATGAGTTCTATCGCGTAGGTGTCGAGATTTTTGTGGTTCTGCCTTGTAACTACACAGTTTGCGCGCCAAGGGATACCGGCGTCGGCGTCTTGCAGCATATCGATAGACCGCATGATATGCTCATACGCGCCTGGATTGACCAGTGCGTCGTGGTCCTCTGCTACACCGTGAATCGACATGAGAAACTCCAGCGGCCCGGCATCGAAAATCTCTCGCATCCGCTCCATATTGCGCCACTGCCCGTGCGATATTATGCACACCGGCAGTCCGATCTGACGGCCGTATGCGACGATTTCTGGCATGTCCGGGTGCAGTGTCGGCTCACCTCCGGTAAAATCGATGCATTCCAGATCAAGCTGTTCCTTGTCTCGCAACATCCGCGCCATGATTTCCTGTTTCGGAAGAAAACGCCGCTTAGACCTGTCCTCATGCCGGTGATAGCACATTTTGCAGTCTATGTTACACGGATGACCAACGTCAATGCACCCACGTTTCGTTATTCCGGCGAGATTATTGAACCGAGACGGAGAGTACCATTTGTGCATGAAAACGTCACGGTTATACAAATTCCCGGCACCGCCGCCTCCCTTTTCCTCGTTGCGGTGTACCACCTGGCACCGATTGTCTATAACGAATTTGCCCTGCGGATTTTCGGCCTTCATGGCAGTGAAAAAATCGGTATCTTCCCACCCGGCCACTTTAAAGTTTTCGTCAAATTTCAGGCCGTTTTTTGGCGCCCTGAAGGCGCAACACGCCGTCGGGATCATGCTCACCTCGACATAATCACGGTTGACGTCCGTATTGTTGGCAGTGTTTTTCCCCGGCTCGCCGTTTTTTTGCAGTAGCCGCGCCGATACGGCCAAAACGCTCTGGTCCTCGTCGAGCAGAATCCTCAAAATACGATTCCAATAGAGCGGCAAACTCTCAATATCATCGTCCAGCATGATCACGATATCGCCATTGCTACACCGCAAACCCAGATTACGATTGACTGCCGCGCTATCGCGATGTGCGATCAGATGCAGCCGATATGGTTGCTCTGTTTTCTGGACGATTTCCGCCAGCAGCCTCGACAGGTCATTGCCAGGCCGGTAGCATGGTATCACGATGTCCACGTTTTTTCTCCAGTTCTTGCAGTTGCCTTCGATATTCAATATCCCAGGTTAGCGCCCCAGCATACGCGGCCCACGCCTCCTGGCGTCGCCCCATCACGTTCAGCAGAATATTTCCCTGGTTGCTACGGATATCGCGCATCACCATCGGGTGAGTGCGCTGTATCATCGCGTACGACACCACCAATTTTTGGGCGATGTACAGATCGTCGGGGTTTTTCTGTAGCCAACGCTCCATAATGTATATCGCTCTCAGCGTTTTCTGTGTCATCTCATCCTGGCTACGCGTCGCATGTCCGACGTGGTCCAGGACGATCCCCTCAACGAACCCCCGCACCCAACCAGGATTTTCGCTCAGATACCTCTCGAAAAACGGGCACACCGTTTCGTGGTACGGCCTCGTATAGTGCATGCCGGGGACACGGCGGAACAATCGCGGAATTTCATCCGGCTCCGGATCAGGTTTCCCCTGGTTGTGTACGGAAATATTGAAATGCAGGAGGTCCGTCTTTTTGACGGCCTCCAGCAGAATCGGCACAGACGCAGGGCGCAGCCGTTCGTCCGGATCAATCTGGAAAATCCAGTCACCGGTGACGTGCCGCAACGACTCATCACGCGCCGCGGCATAATCGTTATCCCACTCGAAATGGTATACCGACGCCCCCAGGTCCGCTGCCATCTCTGCGGTGCGGTCGGTGCTGCCGGTATCCACCAGGACGATTTCGTCCGCTACCTCTGCAATCGATTGCAGGCAGTCGAATATGTACGGCTCCTCATTGCGCGCGATCATGGCCGCGCTTATGGTTGGTTTTGTCATCAGTCTGCATTACTCCCAATCGCATCATAATATGCCTTTTGGCACTCAGCCGCAGCTGACCATTTTTTTTGGGTATCCCACGGTACACGAAAACCGAATCTGATAAACCAATAAGATGGCCAAAGATATACGCGGCGACCAAAAAAATTGCGCATCAGCATTGCCGATATTTTCGATTTGAACCTTGCATATTTCATCGAAACAGACTCCTCGCGACTTTCCGCCCGCAAGTGGTACACCGCCACCCTCCCAGGCCGAACGATCCCGCGAAAATAAACAGCATCCACAACGGGAACCACAGCCCGAGCGTGAACATCGTCAGTAGCAGGTGCAACACATGGTTGACTCCAGGGCGCTGTATCGCCACCTGGCGCTGGCACCGCTTGCAAAATCCTGTCGCAGTTTGCATTATGCCTCCATTATCGGTATATCAGTGCGTTCCCATCTTTCCAACACGGACAGATTTGCGCTATCATAAATTCCACTCAAATCAAATTGGTATACCTCGAAGTCAATTTTGATATCCCACATTTTTTCGCGCTGGCCACTGGCGCCCAGGCATAACACATGCCCTGTCGGATACTCGAAAAATGGACGTCGGTTGCACATCCCCGTGAATTTCTCGAACATACCCCTGCATCTAGTGTATACTCGCTTGTGCAGCGTGAATTTTCCGGCACATATCGAATTCGAAAAACGCGACAGATTTTTGTGGCAACCCTTCAGCGGGCATACCGATATCCCGCGGACATAAAACAGTGGACCACCGCAAAGACAACACTTCATTCGTCATCCTCGAATTCGTCTATTGCAACGATGGCCTTCTGCATGCACTCCTTGCACACGCAAAACGGCTGTCCATCTTCAGGCCACTCGTTGAACCTCGCATATTTCTCTCCGATTTTCAGATTACGGCATATGTAGCAATTATTGTCACCGTACACGTTCGGAGAGTACACCGTTTCCACTCTCACCTTCCACCCCCCAAAACGACTCCACCGAAAAACGCTCCAACACAGGCGATCTCCCACGGCCATAGCGCCAGTGTCACCTGCGTATCGGTCATCTCCGGACGTGCGAAACGGTATACAGCACAGTATACCGCGATGACCGCGCACACACAGAATAGCGTGTATTTCACGAATCTGCGCACTATTCTTCTGCTTTCATTTTTTGCTCTATATCACGTTTTTCTTTCGATTGATAACCCAAACGCTTCCATTCCAGTTCACGTGAAAAACACGAAAAATCATGCGACATACGATCAGCAATGCACATTATGAGCCTGCCGGAATAGAGGATCTGCGGCGAAAAATATGCACACTCCTCGCAGGGCGGCTTGACAATCTTGTCAATCCCAAGTTCCCGCTCGGCCCTAGCCAGCATTTCTCGCTTCAACTCATCGATACGTTCAACAATTTTCGCAGTATATTCTGCATCCATAAATCACCTCCTCTGCAGGCCAGGGCGGGGCTCGAACCCGCAACCCTCCGCTTACAAGGCGGACGCGCTACCGTTGCGCCACCTGGCCGAACGCCCGGCACATGCGGGCGCCAGTCGTATCAACGCGGGCACCTCCTTTCTGTCTCACTGATTTCCTGCGTTTCGCGGCCAGCGAACTCCCGCCGGCCTTATCCCTGTCGTTATGGATATCTCGCCCTTTTTTTCGCTGGCTAATAAAATCCGGAAGTATATCCGGAGCACCTCCCGGGCGCCATAGCGCTCAGTAAACGCCATGCCACGCAGGGCGATGGCTCGCCTATGCTGCAAAATATTGGCATATATACTATCAAATCAGCGACATCGTCAGGAATAATCCACGCATTCGGCAAAATTGCGACCCTGGAATATTTTCGCCATGTCCAAGCGTGTCGGATTGACCTGAAAATCGGCATCTGTTTCCTCAAGCTGCTCTCCTGTATATCATCGCGCCGAGCCGTATGTTTAACGGTCGCACACCTAGCAAAATAGTGGTTTTAGGCCCGGTCGCGCTGTGTTCCTAAGTCGCGGACGCTGTTCCCTTTTCCTCCATCATCGATTCCCCCGCAATGTATCCCTCGATTATCAATTCGTCGTTCGTCATGATCGTTTTCGCTCCACACGACCAACACACGAAATAATCGACATCCCATCTGGTGAGATCACTCAGATCGCCCAGATAGACGAAATTCGGCTCCCGGCATGCCCCGCACCGCTCCCGGATGTACGACTCGTTGATGCGGTCGTCATCCGCCAGCGTCCAATATTCATCGCCGTCAATCACTATTTTTTCTGGCACCGCTTAACCTTTCTCGGTGACACCTCTCCCAGCTGGAGGTCATGCCATCCGCCCTCCATCAACACATGGTCACCCAGCGCCAGCAGGATGAGGTCCAGCTTGCGCTCGATGGCGTCCAGCCGGGCATCGATCTGGATGGTCTCCCTCCGTCGTTGCTGCCAATTATGCTCGGCGAAAAACAGCTCCGGGAATGCGTCCATATCAAACATAGTTATCCTCCCAGACGAACATTCTACCACGCAAAATTTCGACGACAACACACATCCGCGAGAAAAGCCACACAAATACGACTCGCGTCGAAATTTGAGCGGTTTTTACCCCGCTCGCGGACGCTCTAAGCGATCTCTTGCACCGTCCATCCCCTGCGCAGTGCCTCGCGGTCCAGGTTCGCCTGTGCGGCTGCACAGCAGTCGAACGTGGGCCAGCGGTTCGAGGTGAGTCGCTTCAGCGATCCGTTCGGCTTTCGCCAATAGGCGGCCCATGCGCCGCCACCGATCCCGCCATGTACGAACACCAACCGACCGCGTTCATCCCGCCATGCCCGGCCGGGTGAGCGGTCGAAGTCGAAGGCTCTCCGGGGTTCTTCTCCGTGCGTGACGATCTCCACGGGGTTCTCCGCGTTGCTGGGGCACTGCCCCAGACTGGCGTTCCACCACCGGACGCATGAGATCGCCGCCGATGTGTCCGGTGCCCCTGCCAGGCGCCAATCTTCCGCTGCGGCAATGTGCCCGCATGTCGGGCAGACGAAACGCCAGTAGCGGCGGTTTGGTCCGAACAGGAGTTCGCCTTCGGCCAACCATTCGCGGAGTTCGATTGTTGTTTGCGTTTTCGTGCTCATAGCAGTCTCCCGACATTCCAGAGCAGGCCGAAAATATACACTGCTGCCGCTAGTATCAGCAGCGTCACGCCAGCGACCAGTCCGTGGTCGCCTTCCTCCTCGTCGTAGTCCCACCACTCAGTTCGATTATACCGTTCCACTGGGCACCTCCCCACGATAGAATTCGTAATGCGTCCGGTCGCGCGTCAGCCTCCACACCGATCCGTTTTCGGCATCGAACGCGTGCAGGCCACGGCAGTGCGGGCACCTGGCACCGGGAGGCACCAGTACTTTAAGCGGATCAATCCCGCATCCTACCGGGTCTGCCCCATCGGGGACGGGAACGAAATGCGAGCACCGGCGGCATTGCATCGGCGCCCATGCGGTTGCGGTTAGTTCGGTCATGATTGTTCCTCCGTATATCTTCCACTCGCCCGGCAGGCTTATGTTTGCTCTCACGAGACCGGCAACGCGCCGGCCGGTTGTGGGCCGGGCGAGCGGATGTATTTTCGTTCGTTACACTATGCCGGCGCCGCGATCTGCGGCGGACGGCAGACGCTCGTTATCGGACGCGGGAGCGGAGTGCGCAATAAATTCCTGGCACTCCTTCTCCTGCCGAAAGCGCTCATCCACCTTAGGACGCAGTTCTGCGATTTTGTCCGCGTCGCTCAAAGCCTCGACGACCTTGTTGGCCTCGTAGGTCTTGATCGACCCCACATGGGGCTTGCCTTTTTCGTCGCGATCGATCCGCAGGTGCAGAACCTCCGCAATGAAGCACCGCGTCAGCAGCTCGTAATCTTCCGGCGGCATGTTTTTTTTGGCCGTGGCGAACACCTCTCCGAGCACGACCCACATTTTCGACACAGCGCCGTTTTTCTTGGGCTTCTCCGGTTCTGGTGGCGCTTCGGACTTGGGTAGCGCCTCGTAGAAAAAGGCATCTGCTCCGTCCGGTCCTTCGAAGACGTGCCGTTCTCCTGTGCTGGGCTTCACCTGCTCGATGCGGCGAATATCGACCGCCGGTTCGTATTCCACGATTTCACCCTCCCCGTACAGTCCGGATAGATCCTGCGGAAACGCCTTGCGAAGTCCGATCATTTCGGCCCTGATGGCGATCATATGCGGACCGATCTCGTTCCAGAATTTATTTTTCTTGGCGTAATCGTTAAATCTGGCGATCGCCCACAACGGTTGCGACCAGTCTTTCCTCAAAATGCCGACTTTCGCGGCCGCCGGTGGGCCGTTGAATAGCCACACCTCGAACCATTTTCCATCGGGTCCGCACCAGTATGGCCCCAGTTGCCCGGCGTATTTTCCGGATCGCTCGGCAATTAGCCTCATCCCATCGATGCTGATATGGATACTCATCTCATCGCGCTGCGTTTTGTTATTGTGGTAAAACAGGGCGTATATCTGGCGGTTGAGCGGGTCCAGCCCCGTCCGCTTGCATTGATAGAGGAACAACTGCAACTCAGCATCGCTCCCCTTCGTGCAGATCTGCTGTTTTATCAGGTCGATCTGTTCGGTGGTGAGGACCATCTTGTCGCCCGGTGTCAGCGCGATCTGCCCGTTGCCGTTGTCGCGTTTTGCGATTGCTGTATCCACGGTGGTTACCCCCTTTCCGCCATGAAGGACGACCATTCCGCCTGTACGGCGGCCACGTTCCATTTCAGGTTGTACCCGCTTTTCTTCCCGTTGCTCCAAGCATGCACTGCGGAGAATTCCTTCCCCTTCGGCGTGGCGATCCACCGGCCGCCCTTGCGTGCCTGCCAGCCGATGAACGCTAGGAACTTGTTCAACGTGGCGCCCTTTTGGACCGGAGTGGCGCCGTTGACGTTCAACTCCACGGCCAGGTCGCTCACCTCCAGCATACGGTCGGCGTTGTCGATGTGGTCCTGAGCGGGGGCATTGAGCAGGAGGGGCTCATAATCGATGCCGGTTTTTTGCCGGGTGGCCTTGACGGCCTCCTGCTGGGCGATGTGTTCGGGTACACTCAGCAGCGATGCGGCGCGGAGCCATCCATTCATCACGCCGGCGGCCTGCTCCTCGATCATGGCGACCGGGCGCGGCGATGCCATCACCATGCGCCGGGCTTCCTTTTCGACCTGGATGAAATGGCAACGGGCTTCTTTCCCCTTGTCGGTTTTCTCCATCATGCAGAGATGTTTTGCGGCATCTATGGTGAGAATGTATTCTGTGGAAGGACGTCCACCTTTTGGGTTTTGTACAGAATTGAGCATAACTGCAAAATCCTGGTTTTCAATCAGTTGCGCTTCTTCAAGTCTCCTTGAAATCCAGATGTCGAATCTGGTGGCAACTCCCAAAAACGCATGCAAATCACGGGCTGACACCGCCAACTCTGTATCATCTCCGATCATCATCTTGGAAACGGGAATAAGTTCGTACATGTTCTGATGCTCCTTTTTTGTTGCGCTCTGAGAACTCGGTTAATCAAGGCCCCCCGAAGGGGGCCAGGAAAGGAGTTCTCAGAACAAGAACACTATGCTATACTTCCACCGTTACCCCCGCCTTCTGGGCGGGTTCGCACGGCGCCCCGAGTGCCGTGGCATCGGCAGGGGCGCGGTTTTCCTTCTGCGCCGCTTCGTACTCGCAGCGCATAAGCCAGCCGTGGCGAGCCCACGCTATTGCAAACTGCGGGATTCCCTTCTCTCGCAGTTGCCCCTCGGCATGGCGTCGGAAGGTCTCGAAATTCTCATGGATCATGAATGTACCTCCGCAATCTGAGCGGCCAGACGCTCACATTCGTTGGCACAGTACGATTCGTTGCAGTCTTCCGGGTTGTCGTCGCAATGCGCCGTATCGAATCCTATCCACCACACCCCGTTCTCTTTCGGCAGACACGACCGCTCGCCTTTCCCGGTATACGTAACACTGCCGTGGACATCGAAAACGAGGTCCATCGTGGCCCTCGGCTTGTCTACTGCGGCGCATAAAATCGTGATAATGCCGCGTTTTCCCGTCGTGCCTTCCATCACCTCTGGTAACTTGCCACGCAGGCATTCCGCTTCCTCGTCATAATGCACACCGTGCAGCGGATGGCCTTCCGCTACGGCCACGTATCCGCAGATGTGTCCGCGATAGTGCTGCACCAGCACAGCCCGAAGGCCCGCCTGTGTCGTCCAGTCCCGTAAAATCTCTCCCATATCGTGCTCCTTGTGTTGCGCGTGCCCCGTGAAAAGTGCTCGGGCGACTCCGGACGCCGCCCGAGCGGAGCACGCTGGTTAACGTGATTCCTCGAAAACGATCCGCACGCATTTTCCCCGGTACGACACTATCGCACCGTCCAGATTCGCGTCGCATAAAATGGCGCCCGCCAGGGACGCGCCCCACAGGGACGCGCCCCGCAGATTCGCGCCCCGCAGGTCAGCGCCCCGCAGGTCAGCGCTCTCCAGGTACGCGCCCGCCAGGTCAGCGCTTTCCAGGTTCGCGCACCGCAGGTCAGCGCTCTCCAGGTCAGCGCCCGCCAGGTACGCGCTCTCCAGGTTCGCGCCCGCCAGGTCGATCTGCACCTGGGGGAACTGCTCCCGCCAGATGTTCCATGCGGCTACGTCGTGCCGCAATTTCAACGCTAAATCCATCGTGTACCCCCGTTTGTTGCGTGTACCCCCGTTTGGATGCCCGCCGGGGACCGGTTCCCCAGCGGGCGGAGGTACACTGTTGTCAGTGTTCCCGTTCCCGCATCGCCTCACGCACGACACGCATGTAATTCTCCTTGGCATCCTCGTAGACGCCGGACAGCACCATCGATCCCCTGAAATGAGCGCGCGTCAGGGCCTTCGCGATCCACTCGGCGAGCGCATCATCGCAATGTTCCCGCGCTGCGAGCCAGGCTTCCCGCATCTGAGCCACCGCGAACGTGGCCGGCCCCTGCACCTCGCGCATGTATCCCGCTAGCCAGTGGTCGAACGCCGCCAGTTCTTCGTCACGCTCACTCACTCGCCACCTCCTTCCGCACGCACGACGCGCGCAGCTCCGGAGGTGAAATCACGGAGAGCACCGCACGCGTGATGTCTACCGCAATGTCCCCCTGCAATGTCCGCATCTCCTGCAACCGCTCGGCGCTCACCTGCGAAAAATACGCGCCGATCTCCACGCCCGGCTCGGCGGCCAGCATTTCATCTGCCATGCGCCACACATGCGCGTACCACTCCGGGCCGTATGTCTCGTCACGTCGCACATCGCCGCGCAACAGTTCCGCGAGGATCACCCCCGCGAAGTAATCGCGCCTCGATAGCCTGCGCTCACCCACGGTGCACCTCCTTTCGGCTGTAATCCTCCAACGCTCGCAGAATCACGTCACGCAGGTCTCCCCTGATCAGCGTATCCGCAGGCAAGCCGATCCAACGCAAGACCTCCCCGGCAATGTGGTCCGCCTGCGGCGTGCGCAGATCGCGAAGGTGGCCACGGATCTCCGCGAGCTTCAGGCGCGCGCTCACTCACCACCCCCATTCCATCTGTGCGCCACGCAAAATATGCACTGACGCACCTCGTATAAAAGAGAACTTCACGGGCGATACCAGCAACCGACCGCTCATATTGCGTATTTGGATCTTCCCTCTGCACGTCGGGCAGGATGACATGCCCAACTCCTTGTTAAGCGGAAAATGGCAGGTTAACGCAATTCCGCAGTGCGGGCAGCATACCGTGCGGCATGCACGCATCGAGATCACCTTCCCGCTCACTCCCCACCCCCTTTCGTCCGCATGGCCTCCGCCAGCACATCGCGGGACACACTAAACATATTGGTTTGCCTCCGGATGTGCCGCTGCGAACCGTGAAAACAGTTCCGGCCATCCCATTTTGAGTATTGCAAGCTGACCATATCCGACGGCCCGCTCGCATGCCAGTGGTCCAATCCGCTGGTGGTGGACATCAATGCCGATTTCCGCCAGGCGATCGTAAGCGCGGTTGTAATCCAGCTCGCGCCCGTGGATATACGCCCAGACGTCATCGAATTTCCACCACCCGATAGGGTTGCACTGCCACTGCTGGTTACATTTCGCGTAGTGTAACAGTCCATACCGGCGGAGATACCTACGGCGGTATCCGTTTTCCTGCGCCCGCAGCCCCAGGAAGCATCCACGTGATCCGATCGAAGCGGCGTACTCTGGTACGCCTGACCACTCGGCGCCCTGGTTCGTGCTGAACCACTCGGCATGCGTCGCCCGCGTCTGGATCTGGTGGACGTTCACCCCTGCGTTTCTCATCCGGTCCATGTATTCTCCCGTCTCCGGAAGCCACCATTCGTCGTCAGACCATATCGCCGTGATGTCAGGCTTGTACTGGCGTACCAGATCCAACACCACCGTGGAGTCTTTCCCGCCGGAAAACGCAACGTGCCATCCGAAGTGAGCCTCGAACGCTGCCGCAATCTGGCGCTCGGCTTTCTCGATTTTCTGCTGGAACGCCCTGCTCTTATAGCGCAGGACAAACGCATGCTTCAACATTGCAATTATCCCAATATGGCGGCTTGTAGGCCACCTGTTTTGCCTCGCCTGACAGCGGCAGGTTTTTCTGCGCGATCACACGCAACGGCACCGGCCGCAGCGCGAGGATGTCAACGGCGTCCAGGTCAGCCTCTTCGAGACGGTATTCGTCCACGATGCCGAAACCATCACTCGCTTTTTTCCCGATGGCAAACAGATGCGACCGCATCAAATCCAATACTGCAGGCCCGTCTCCGACGAATCCGAACCAGGCCGCATTGATTGTTTTCGCCGGCAGCGGCATATTGTACGACCGGTATTTCCCGCTGGCCGTATTGATTTTGTGTGATCCTCGTCCCCAGCGAATAAGTCGAAAATCTTTCGAGTGGAACCGTTTTTTCCACGAATCCAGGTACGGCAACTCCGGTCCAACCGCCCGCATCTGCGTGGTCAACGGGATATCATCGAAGCATTGCACGACATCCTGAAGATGCGGGATGCCTACCGGATCACGGTTGCGCCATTTCGGGGCGATATACATGCAGCGGTACGGCTGATGTCTCCGCTCCAGCGCGTATGAAAGCAGCGCATCCAACAGCGGACGGTGGTAAAACACGCACGGCGAATAGAAACGCACGTGCAGCTTCCATGATCTCATATCGTCACCGTTCCCCAGAACTCGCGCATTTCTTCTGCTCCATCCTCCATGATGGCCTTCAGGTACGGCTTCGACAGCGACTTCGCGGGTTCTTTCAAATCCAGGACCAACTCTCCGGCGCCCACGGCGCCCATCCCGCCAATGTATGGATTTGCCTTCCACAGGCTGATGAGGTGCCAGAACGCCGCGATGATCAACTCATCCGTCGAGACGCAGGCAATACGGTGCTCGAACGGCGTGCCATCCGCGAACGCTTCATACTCGTACTTCATCTGTTGGGTCTGGTCGTCTCCGGTCAACTCGATCTGTTTTTCGGTTTTAGAGCTGTCGTGGCGCGTCTGGAATACCGTGTCGATATAGTTCCAGTACGACTGCTGGCCGGTGCCGCGTTCCCGGCAGAACGGATAGGCCCATCCCATTTTCAGGTCGCCCTCAATCGTCATGTTTCCGATGGCAGCGCCCAGAACGCCCAGCATCGGACACATTGAGACAAACTTCTCCATCTTCTCGAAGTCCTCATTCTGCGTGCTCTGGTCCAGGAACCCGCCGGTAAACAGCGTGTGGTACACCCGCTTATCCATTTTCTTCAGACCGATGCGCTGACAAAAATCGTGCATTGCCAGGCGCCGTAGGCGTCCCCGGAACGAATTTCCGCTGATACAGGGAATCATGTCTTCTAGGCGTTCCACCGGGCGCTGATCGGTGGTGGTGACTTCCAGATCCGTCAGGTATTTTTCCCAGCCAACCTCATCCTGTTTCGATTCGTCTCGCATGGCGCGAGTCTTCAGGACCACGTACATGGATTCGTTGCGCACGGTATCCAGCAACTCCCAATCCGACAGGGCGTCGATGGATCGCAACAGCGCCGGGTAGGTGATCGACTCGATGCCCCAGGACCTGCAAATGTTTTCTAGAAACTGGTATTTGTTGGAAGCCCTGGCCGCCGCGGTCAGTTTGTTGGCGAATTCGTCCCAGATCCCCATCATCCGCTTGCCCTTGATCCCGTCCTTTGGGATAGCGAACCACACCGCCAGGGCGATATTGCACACGGCGTCCCGCCTGGATTGTTCGGTCAATTTCGTTTCGTACTGCACCGGGTCGGCCAGGATACATTTCTGCCGACGCAAACTCCGCAGCGTCCCGGCATTGGTGTCCGACCCCGTGTGTAACGGTCCTTTGGTCCGAAAAGTGTACTCAATCTTGATCATAAAATCTCCCTAAAACATGGCCATCTGGCCGTTTTTGCGTGTCGAAAATTCTGTTTTTCCCTCTGGTTCCGGTTCCGGGGCCTGCTCCGGAACCGGTCCCTTATTGAGCGCATAGGCATACAGCTCCAGGAGAGCAGTGTGCCGATACGGGCGGATAATCGCATCGTCTGCGAAATACTGGTCCGTGCCGTATTCCTCGATGCGCTTGAAATTGTCGCAGCCTTGCAGTACGTGCGCCTTCGTGAACCACGTCGGTTCTGTCTTTGTCGGCTTGCAGATCGTGTACCACCGCTGCATAGTGCCTTTCAGCGTGGCATCGCCGTCCGGGTTCACCTGGACATGTCCGGCCTCCGTCGATGCGGAGAAATGCGTGCGGCTGAGATTCACGGCCGCCTTGAACGAGATGTGTTTTTTGTGGGAGTACGTTACCCCCAGGACGAAAGGCGGTTCCGGCGGATCGGTCATGACGTGCCAAATCTCCTCACGCTTCAAAAACTGCAGCGCGTTTTCCCCCGCCACGAAGGAGAAATTCCGCACCAAGCCGGTGCGGCCCTGCTGATACCCGAGGCACGCGGCGCAGTACCTGCAGATCCAATCCGTCGGACGCAGGTAGCCGACGTCCATGAACCCGGACGCGATGACCTGCTTGCGGCGGAACCCCTGGATGCCTTCCGATTCACAAAGGCAACACCGTTCCGGCATGTCCGCCGCGCCGGTCGTTTTGAGATGACGTCCGATCAAGTGTGTAGCGTGCATAATACTCCCTCCAGCCATCTGGGGTTGTCGTAGTAGTAACCGCGCCGCCACTGGTCGTACCGCACCGGCGCCCCGAGCATGTCCCTGGCCCACTCGATGTCGCGCTGGATCGTCCGTGGGCTGTACTCCAGATCACGCGCCAGCGTGTTAGCGTTCGGGTATCCGCCCGCCGCGATCCGCTTGTGGATCACCAGCAGACGCCAGATGACGGAGCGTGTGTTGACGCGCTCCATCACCGTAGGTATTATCTCCTGTATCGGCGTCATCTCAGTCTATCCTCGCGCAATGGACTGCCGGATTCTCGAATCGCATACACTCTTTCGCAAATCCGAGCCTTATTGACCCGGTGTCACCGACCCGCTGCTTGGCCACGATGACCTCTGCGGTTCCTGGGTAATCCGTTTCCGAATTGTAATATTCGTCACGGTATAGCATCATGATCACGTCGGCATCCTGCTCGACTTCCCCGGAATCACGCAGGTCACTCATACGCGGCCGGTGATTATCGCGACTCTCCACGCTGCGGTTTAGCTGCGATAGGGCTATAACGGGCATCTCGAACTGTTTCGCCAGGCCCTTGAGCCCACGGGAAATCCTGCCTATTTCCTGCGTCCGGTTATCACGACGTCCGCTATCCGGTCGGATAAGTTGCAGGTAGTCTATCAGCACAACGCCGCCATCATGGTCGCGGCACCATCCGCGCACCTGCCGCCTGATATCCGACAGACTCACCGGGTCATCGCAAATAGTGATCGGGGCATTGTATAGTTCACCGCATGCCGTAGATGCCAGAGAGTACTCGTTTTCATCGATATCCTGCCGCCGGAACCGTTTCACGGAGATCCCGGCACGACTACAGGCCATCACCATGCCGACCTGTTTTTGGGACATCTCCAGCGAGAACACCATCACCGGAACACCGTGGATCATCGCAAGGTTTTCAACGACATTCAGGGCGAAGGACGTCTTCCCCATGCTCGGGCGGCCCGCAATTATTACCAGTTGCATGGGAGCCAGGCCGGTTATCATGTCGTCGATGGCGTGAAACCCTGTCGGATATCCCTTCTCCTTGTCGACGCTGTCAAACATGTCTCTAAGGACGACGCTTATGTGTGAGGATTTGCGACCGGTAGGTTCAAGTGCCAGTTGAGATACCGACCGTTCGACCAGATCGAGGAGGTCTTTCCCCTTCGTGCCGCCTTTTTCCGCTGCTTGGATTTCCCGTGATAGCGTGACGATTGCCCTGGTAAGCGAATCGTTTTTCAAAATTCGGATGTAATCCTCATAACACGCACCGGCGTGTATTGAGGTGATCGCTTCTACCACCCACGTCTGGGCCTCAAGTGACGTGCCGTTGCCGTGACTACGGATATAATCTCGCAACAGCACCAAATCATCGATGGGCTTTCCTGCTCTATCCATTGCCGCGATGGCCTGCCATACCAGACGACCGTCTTTGCTTGGGAAATCCTTGTCTGTAAGAGAAGAAATATCTGCCGTGGGGTTCTTCAGAATTGACCCCAAAACGGCGTATTCGTTATCGTTCATGCAAGGTCCTCCGTTCGAATGTCCCCCCAGAAAAAAAGACCGTCGTCCGTTGTAATTCCAGCGTCCGATATGCGTTTGACCGGTTGCCCTTTCCAGGACAATCCACCATTGTTCATCCTTGACATCGCAAGTTTCTTTTTGAGGCGGGTGTAGTTTGCCGCTTTCTTCTCGGCATGCATATCTTGGATGGACTTCAATTCGTGGTCAGTAACAGGAAGATTGTGCTGTATTCGGTATGCGATTAATTTTGCAGGATTGTCTGGTGAGTGATGTCTCGAATAGCAAATAAGACTAACAAGATCTGTGAAATCCGATTCAAGAGCTTTTTCCAAAATCGGAGGGTACAAGTTGAATTCAGACAACAACTCTCTCTTTTCCTTCCTTCCTTCCTTCAAGCTTCCTTCTTTAGGAAGGAAGGAGTTAGATAAAGAGTTAGACGGATTTTTGCCTTCACAAGTCGTTGGTATGATTGACCGCTCGTGATCGCTCCGTACTTCAAGGTCACGGGTTCGTACTTCAAGGTCACGGGTTCGTACTTCAAGGTCACGGGTTTCGTACTTCAAGGTCACGGGTTTTTTCCCTGTAAAAAAGGTGATCAAAACAACATTGTTTTTCGTTTTTTTGAAACCCTTTATTATTTTTTTGACCTTTAATCTTTCTAGGCTGTTGTATATCCTTTTAGACTTCCAAGGTTGATGCCTGGCTGTCTCGCTGTGATGGAAAAGAGATTCTGTTAGAAGATCCATTGTATTAAAATGTTTCTTCTCTTCTTTAAGGGATTGCCCGGCCAGAAATACTGCCAGATTAAAATCCATGCCTGATAATTTCAAAATCTGCCCAGGTATGGCAACTCTCTTCTCTGGATGCAAAATGGCTTCTCTGTAAATGGCACCAAAAGAAATGTCAAAATATTCCTTTTGTCCACCCATGAAAAGGTGTGTAATATCGAAGATGATATCGGATATCATTCCGTTAAGAGAAAACTGTTCACGCTTTCCAAGCTCTGTCCAGACTTCCCTGTTAGAGGAAAGCGTTACGAATCTCAATTTTATGAGAGATTGCCTTATCCTTTTAAAAATATCACCTTTCGGCTTTAGTCCTCTTACGGCAACAACCTCTCTTATGGGTATCCTGTAGTATTCACCTTTTTTTTCAGCGCACTTGGTAAGGTTGAATACAGCCCAGAACGTTTTCATGTCTTCTGGGCTTATAACCGATGATCTGGAGAGATACTTAACCGTGATCTCTCCAAATCGATTCGAAATGTAGACCTCTCCACCCGGCATAATATCAACGTTTTTCCTACCGGGGATACTTTTTGGGTGTCTCAGGTCGAAGATGGGTATGTCTATTTTCATGCATCACCCTAAAACAAAAACTGCTGTTGATAGCAGTTCTCCGCAGATACCAAGTTTTGACATGCCACACGGTAATATGATTTTTTCAGTTCTATACCGACGAATTCGCGTCCCATCGACACGGCCACATAGCCTTCAGAACCGATACCAGCGAACGGAGATAGTACCAAATCTCCAGGCCTGCTCCACAATTCCAGTCCTCGTTCAATTACATCTAACTGTAGAGGGCATATGTGTTTTTCGTCTTTTTCATCGCGGGCATTCCTGTATTGCAGTGTTCTACTCTGGTTTACATCTGTCCATACCGGACTAGCGTACTTCTGCCACTTGGAAAGCGGGAAGTTTTCAGGCTTTTGTTCGATTGCGTCGGGGTTATCGCCCCATTTCTTCATCGTGATCAGGTAATCAGGAATTCCCTGACGAGACATAGCGCTGTCCTTCTTGAGCTGCTTGTACAGAAGACCGAGCGCCTTTGTTCGCTGCATCGCAGTAACCGGATCTTTCCAAATACAGACCTCACTGTGAAATATGAAACCTGCGTCCTGGAAAAGTCTGATACACTCTCCACGAAAATCCCTCAGCCCGATATAGCCATGTAGCCATTTTGCGCATGGAACATTGGCCACATGAAAAGAGAAATTGCGGCCAGGCATGATAACACGGTACAGTTCGTCCGCAAAAAAGCGAAAATGCTCGTAGAATTCACCATCCGTCTTAGAATTTCCGAAGTCTCGATTGCTGTCAGAGTAACTATACAGGCTCAAAAACGGTGGCGAAAATATCGAATACCCGACAGCCTCTGATTCAATTGTCCGCATTATCTCTACGCAGTCCCCGTTATGGACAGTCCAGCCGCTACCAGATGTCGATTCGGGATCGTAAACCTCTATGTCCTCTGCGCTATGCCCTAGTTCGCGCTTGGTAATATCCTGCATGTTTTTCACCATTTCCTGTCGCATTTCTTTTGCCTGTTGCTCCTTGCGCTTTATGTTCGCAAGGACTTCCCCCTCCGTTTCAGCAATCACGATATAGACATCGACTGGTTTTTTCTGTCCGAATCTCCAGCACCTTCTAAGCGCCTGATAAAACTGTTCGTAACTGTCTGACAGCCCCAAAAAAATTACATTGTTGCAATGCTGCCAGTTCATTCCGAACCCAGCAATGCTAGGTTTAGTGACCAGTTTTTTTATCTTTCCTGCTGAGAAGTCGAGCATTTTTTTTGCTTTCACTTCCGCCTTCTCGCTGCCAACGATCTCGGTACATCCAGAGCGCTTTTTCACTCCCGATGATTCCATATTCAAATTGCACCAGACAATGGCGGGATCGCCATTGAATCTCGATAATATTTCTGCTGCCTTTTCCACCCTGGCGGCCACCGTGCGCCGCCGTTCTTTTATGCGGTCCTGCAAGGATTGTGCTTCCATAGCGAAAAGGTAGTTCCCCCATTCTTCAACCGAAACGATTTCCTCGTGCATTCTCAGCTCTGGCAACTCAAATCCAGAAGCGTTGAATCCAATATCTGATGGATAATTCAGCATGACAGCCCAAGAGCACACCCATTTCCAAAAATCTGATTCAGCATGCCCCTTAATTACCCATTTAGAGGTATTTCCAGAATCATGGAAAAAAAATGTGGAGAGCATTTCCTCCCTTCTCATGATTCCAAGGAACTCTGCATGATTGGCGAGTTCCATTAGATCGTTAGGAGCCGGAGTGGCAGTGCATGCAAGCCTGTATGGTGTTATTTTGAAGCTGTCTATGATGAAATTGCGTATCTTACCAGAGAAACTTTTCAGGATAGAGCTTTCGTCCAGGACAATGCCGGAGTATAATTCCGGGTCGAAATTCTTTAGCATTTCGTAGTTAGTTATCGTTATTCCGCCAACGGATCCTTTGCGGCGGTATGTAACCTCTATGCCGAACTTGCGTCCCTCTTCGACGGTCTGAGCAGCAACAGCGAGAGGTGCCAGTATCAACACTTCTCTATCGGTGTGCCGGTGAACTTCACGCGCCCAGCACAACTGCATTATCGTTTTTCCGAGACCGCAGTCAGCAAATATTGCAGCCCGGCCTTTTCTCAGCGCCCACGCGGTTATGGCGCGTTGAAAATCGTATAGAGCAGGATTGTCTGGAGTGACGTCTATACCGCTCGATGGCGCCTTTATAACCTTAGATTCCAAAAAACTTTCATAATCGCACATTTTTTGCCTTTCAATTTTTGATTTTTTGATTTTGATGGAAAGAGAGATGCGGGGGATCGCGTTTCCCCCGCCAGTCCATCAAAATCACGGCGAAAGGCAGTGATAAAAAATCATGTCGCCCATGATTTCTTGACCTCCTTTTCGATTGTGGTACAATTGCAGCGGGCCGTATGCAATGCACGCGTCCCGTACGAAAGGCTCGGGGGGCGGGTCGGCAAACTCAACCCCCCGGCCGGTAAACTCTACGCTACGGGGATCAACCGAGATTGATCAACAATCAATCGGCATGGATAATCCTATGGACGAAATTACCTCGAATGTTAAAAAATGTTCTCCCGTAGATGGATTGTATCCATCCCAAACGTCATTAGATACCGAGGTTGCATGGTAGCATATGCCAACGCATCCCGGCTTTTCCTTGTAAATCGTCTCTATTTCTCTCGCCCAAGACGGTAAATGATTGGCAGCATTCTCTCCTGACGGGAACACGTCGCAAAACCGCCTCAAATATCCCGCGTATTTCGGCAGTTTATCTCTCTCAGTTATTGACCAATCCCACGTTGATACGAGTATTGTCCTAATCCATTGAGGGATAGACAAGTCTTCGTGTGTATGCCATAGTTTGCTATCGTGTTTTGATGCCATGATCAGCCAGTTGTCCTGCCAGTCAGGCTTATCGGGATCTTTCAGGTATTTTTTGTATATGCTATCCCAGATGTATGCATGACCTCCCCATGAATTTTGGAACCGCTGGTATGTTTTTACGCATCTTTTGTGGGCAACTTTCAGCGAGCAATAAGACATTCGCATTTCCTCCTGATCTGGCTGATCAACTTACTGGTGATCACGCGGGCTGATCAAAAATCAGTCGGCGGTTTTCTTGTTTATCTCAAAAGGTGTAAAAAAGTAACATAGACTTGTGTTGAATTCATCACACATTTTTTCTATGCTTGAAATCCTGATGTCTGTTTTTCCTGCTTCCCAATCAGATATTGAGGTTGCCGCCATCCCGATGCGATTGCCGAATTCTTCTTGGCTCAATTCGAGCTTAACTCTTAGCAGCTTTATATTTATTCCTACGAGTCTTTTTATATCCATATCGCCTCCATTCGTACCGTAATTATACCAGGGCAACCGGAGATGGTCAACAAAAAAATCAGGGCGCAGCAAAAAAAATCTTCGCCAACAATTCCCGTGCGCATACTGTAGCGAAACCCGTGCCGTAGCGCAATAGAAAAATCGTCAGCGAGCCGGTGGAGTAGCGCATCAGACGAAACTATCCATTACACCATGCCGCCGTGGCATTCGACAGCATACTCTCCGTCATGCTATCGACCTGTGCCTCCTGAACACAGCACCACGCAGAATCTCAAGTGTGATCCGCACTGGCACTGCAGGACGTCGCCATGCTCGACGCGTCCCATGATGCGGATTTGCTTTCCGCAATAATCGCAAACGACCGTTATGTTTTCTGCTGATGCGATGTATTTCATATTTTCATTCATCCCTCTCTACCATGCATTGGGCACAAACCCACCGCTGCGTGGGGTACTGCACCCACGATTTTTTTCGTGCGTGGACGTGGCACACCCACGCCCCGCAGTTGTCGCACTCACGCGTGGCGATCCCCTGGCACTGGTAGCCGTCGCCAATCTGGCACGGCCCGCGACCGGCCGGGTCGTAATCGAAATTCCGCTTACGTTTCTGTTGCCTTGCCTTGCGCATCCGCATGCACCTCCCGAAAATATACCGCAGGACTAAGTTTCCCTCCGCATCGCGGGCAATGTGGCCACGGCCAGCGCTCGCCTGGCCAGGTTTCACCGCAGGCGGAACAGTGGAATTCAGACACGTGGCACCTCCACCTGCGCGCCGTCTCCGGTGAACTCCTCGCGCCGTGTCATCTCCAGCATGTACGCCGGATGGCGCGCCAGAACATACGTCATGTCGATTACGATTTTTCGCTCCGCGTGGCACACCCGCACCGGTGCCGCGTCGAACTCGTCCTGCGGCGTGACCGTCTCTTCGACGGTGATGCCCTCCAGAATCATGCGTTTTGTTTTTTCGATTTTGTCTTCATCGCTCATTTCTATTCTCCAGTGCGGCGGCGAGCCGGTTGACCGCAGCGACCAGTTCGTCCAGTCCCTTCAGCTCGTGCTGCATGTAGGTTTGCTCTGATGCAATGTCCTCCAGAATGTCAAACGGACGTTCCTTTGTGGTGTTATCGTTGAATCCCGTTATTTTAGTGAACTCCAGGCCGACGTCTTCCGGCTTCACGGCAACACCTTCGCGGCCATCTGGCAGGTAAATCTTGTCCCCTGCCTTTATGGTGGCGCCAGGTTCTGCACCGGTAAATCCGCGCAACCAGTCGCATACGTCTCCGTGGCAACTGCCAAACGACACCTCATAATCAAGGTGTCGCATCGCTGCCATTGCAACACTGCAACAGCAGTATATCGTATCGCCATCAACGACGGTGTAATTATCCAGGCTGTCGTTGTGGCAATGCTGGCAGCATGACACCGTGTATCCAGCTTCTTCCAAGTCTCCTTTCAGCCCCGAGCAATCTGTTATATTCATTTTTCGCTCTCCTGCGAATGCAACATAATACTATTTATCAGTCGTTTTTTAGAAAACTTTTTGCATCGCCATATGCTTCGGCAGCCATACAACTTTAGGATAGTTTATACCACCGCAATACGGCAATATTAGCATGTCGGCAGAATCTCCGAATGGCTGTTTTTCTGCCTGACAGATTTTAATGGATTGCCGGGGGTCTTCCCTGATCGCCAATATTATTCCTGGTTCTCCTGCACTGTTTTCGAAATTAATTTCAACGCCAGAGTCCATGTTGAGTATTTTGTCGTCATGTTTGGGCATGACGATATTTCCGCCCTTGCGGTTTTTTATTTTCACTTCCGCATCGTTTAACCATATTGTGAAAACCGGCATGCCACCATAAGTAAATCCGCGCAGCTGCCTACTCACTAACGTTTCTTCGCGTGTATTGTCTATTGTGATACCGTGACACCATATTCTAGCGCCAGGATACTCAACGTGACTGACGTTATATATCACCGTTATTTTTGCTTCCATCTTCTCTCCAGATTGTAGGTAGCATCTTGCGCAAAATGTGGCACACATATTGCGCAAGATGCGTGCCGAATGTGGCACGTGGCAAATAATATATTACATTAATATAGGAGGGCACATGAAACACGTTGTAATCGATAATTGCATCATCGTCGGCAAGACGGCCGCCGCTGAATATTTGGGAGTAAACTGGTCCACAGTCAAACGCATGATTGACCGGGGAGAATTCCCGGAACCGGACGTCGAAACGAAAGGGACAAAATGGGTTTGGACGGACGTATGTCTGGACGGACTAAAGAAAACCGTCGCTTATCGCAGAAGATACGACCCTACGATACAGGCAATGTGAGAGAAAAATAGCACTCGACCCCTGTTGCTGCTCTGAACCGCAGTATTTATGGGCGTCTCAAGGCTGCATGTTTTTTCTTTCTCTGTCAGGTTTTTCTTGCACAAGCGGAGATGCTTGATTTTGCTGGGATAGAGCGCTAAACTGCAATGTTTTTATTGCACTGTCAGGCTTTTCTTGCATGTGAACAACATGTTTTTAACAGTTTGGCACGGTCTGATTCTCATGCGAGAAAAAATATTTTTTTCTGTAGAAAAAGCACATCGTTCTGAAAGCCTTTATTTTATTGGCCTACAGACCTGATCCTATATTTTTTTCTCCAATGTGCAAATTTTTTTCGCACGTGCTTGACTTTTGGCTCAGTTTGTGCTATAATATAATAGCGTTGAAAACAAAAACCTAAACCAAAAAGGAGAACGAGATGAAAAAGCTGATCGAAAAAATCATGACGACCCTGTTCGGCGAGAAGGACGACATCCAGGGTTTTTTGGGCCGGATCGAAAGCGAAGGCTACGAGATTCAGGTTCCGCAGAAACAGGTCAAGATCTAACCTGGTAATAGCGTAAGGCCCCGGCGCGAACCAGGGCCTTGATGTTCGAATGTTTCTAATGATATTATAAGGAGTAGATCATGATCAGTCAAGACCAATTTTGCGACCATGATGGTCGCTGCCCGTACTGCCACGGGATGAACTGCATGTCCGCCTGCATGGAGGCGGATTATCAGCGCTGGTGCGCTGACCGTGGGATCGATCCCGAGGATGGCGGCGCGGTGGTCGCGGCGCTGGTGGCGTAATTTTTGCGGGGGCTTCGGCCCCCAGAAAGGAAATGATCATGAACATGCAAGGACTGATTGAAGCCGGGCACCTTACGACGATGCCACCGTATACGACGCGACAGATTAGTTGCGCCTGGATTTCCTGGGCGAAGTCGGAAGGCGCGGAAGACATCTCCACGGCGGTGGAGATGGCGGAAGAGGAAATCTCCAGCCAGGCAGTACTGGCTGATCTGTACGCTCTGGCGGAAGAAATGGAAGAGATGGAAGACGGCGATCAAGCGGAGTTTGACGCCGTCTTTTAAAGCAATAACCACAACGGGGGCCGGCCCCCAGAAAGGAATTGATGATGGAAGACAGCAACAGTATTATCATGCTGCGGCATGAAGCAAGATACATTGAAGCGGGAGATAAATCCCGCACTGAACATTTTTTGGTTGGTGAAGGGTTCGAGGTGAAACTAACCTCTCCCTTCGGAACTATAAAAAATGAGGTATATCGATACCTCTACGAATTGACCTGGGGGCAAAACGGTGGGAGACCAATAGATTTACTGATTTTGGAAGGGCCATTCAAAAATGAATGGCTACAGGAAATTTTTGACGGAGCGGATTTTGAAGAAGGCCCACGCCGAATTCAATTTGATTTAAGAATGTGTGGCGGGTGGAATTGGAAGCAATTGGAAGAAATTTATTACAAATCATTAAAGTAATTTTTACGGGGGCTTCGGCCCCCAGGAAGGAACTAATGATGGTATCGCTACACGAAACGCAAAAAATGTCGAAGGACGGCGAGGATATCCACGAAAATTTCGTGGATCTAGTACAGAACGCGCTTTTCTCGCCCTGGGAGGAAAAGCGAGTCCCGGATAGCCCAGAACGGGCTCTGTTTTTCGTAGAATACTACGAAAACGGATGTCGTTGCTGGGATGTGGCGGCCGATTATGCTCCGCCTGAAACGGAAGGCTCAGGTGAGGCGTACCATAAATGGATCACCTCGGTAGCCCACCGAGGTGATCTGATCACCTGCCAGACACGACAGGAGTACGATGCGCTGGTGGTCGCCTGCGCACGTTTGCAGCGGCTGGCGGCGGCGTTCGTCCCGTCGCCGTGGGACCGGTAGATTTTTTTCCGCGCGGCTGTCAGAAAATCTCAGGCAGCCGCGTATATAAGATGAAGGGAGAATATCATGAATTTCAAGTCGCATACTCGTGGGGAAGTCGCCCGTGCAATCATGCAGGGCCAGGAGGTTTGGGCGCTGGATACCGGAAACGATGGGAACGACGACGTGCTCATCGGATCGAAGCAGGAGACCATCGATTGCCTGCTGGCTCACCATGAACTCGACGAGCTGCCGGGACACTGGACGCTCGATCCGGTGACGGCGCTTAATGCGGAGTCGTATGGGATTGAACCACCATGCGAGGACACTCAGGTTTTAGATTATATCTCCTGGAGGGCCATGTGCCAGATCCAGGAGATCATTGATGGGCGCAGGCCGGTGCGGATGTGGTTCGACATCCGAGAGATCCACAACCAGACGGATAAAGACCGCCGCTTAGGAGGCCGCATGGCCATTGGAACCGTCCGCAGAAAGGACGGAACTACTTTTCTATTCGAGTCCCCAGACCGACTGGTTAGACTCGAAGGTAGAGCCGGTTTCCTTTACAACCGGCTGGATGTGCACCTACCTGCACATCCGCCATTAGGCGTCTCGCACAATCGAGATGACTAGGCCAGGATTGATCAATACGCACCCACCCCTCCATACCGGAGGGTATTTTTTTGCCTATAGACACGGTGTCTACTTTCGAAAAGTAGACACCGTGTCTACTTTTTCCCGCAATGAAAAAACCGGCCTGCTGTGCGCCAGGCCGGCGTGGTATGGAAGATGGTGTCCAGTCACTCGCTGATATTACCATCCGATCAGATGCGGAAACTCGATAATATCAGCGCAAAACGGGTAAAACGCTTCACCGCAAACGCAAATCACAGGGCAATCAGGCGGCGGCGGATCGCCCTGAAAAACCATCCCACAGTGCGTACATTCCATTTCATTTTTAACCTCAAAAGGCCCCTCCCGCAGCATGGGAGGGGCAGAGCATAAAGCATGCCCTACTGTGATTTTGCGGTGCTCGGAGACCCGCTGCGTGTCCAGAGCGCAACGTAGAGACCGCCGTGCAGGTCGGCGCTCATGACCGTCAATCCACACCTGGCGCCCGGATCAATTATAATATCCTCGCCATCGTCGCTCGTGGCACGACACCACCAGCCCCGATGAGCGCCATGTTTCAGAGAGTAGATAGTTCCGTAGCAGCGCTGCACGTTGCGATACTGCAACTCTCGCAGGTGCGCGTATGTCCGCGTAGCGGCCTGCTGCGGAGATTCGCTGATCTACCAGCACCGCACGGCGATCTGGTCCGGCAGCGACACGCAGCCGGCCAACAGCGCCGCGATTAAAAAGGTAGATTTTAGCATGCTTTATGCTCCTAAAGAAAGGGGAAAATATTTATCGGGCTGGGCACTCTGCCCGGTCCGGGTTGCGCTTTTCCTGCGCTTCTATGTCTGCGATCTGTTTTTCGATCTCCTGGAGGGCACGAACGCACTGAGCCTTGCGCGCCTCTGCCCTCTGCTGTTCCTGTGTCAATCTTGTCACCTCGCAATAATATTCGTATCCCTTCGACTTCAATTTCAAAATCTCATCACTATGTGACATCGCTCGCCCCTGTCAAATCGTAGGTGTTGTTTTCAAATTGCACTGTTTTCGTGCGCATCAACGTGTCTATCTGCGACACCGTTTTGCCCCACACGTCCGAAATATTGAGCCCGTATGTTACACCCCCAGATTCTTCTTCCGCTGTCGCCAGGGCTAGACGGCAGGTGCGGTTGCGCTTCAGAGCAGTTGCAGACGCCTGATCTTTGTAGATATAATATACGAGCGAGCCCGTATTAAGCGCAAGATTAAAATTGACCTCACCGAGTTTCCAGAACGCATTTGTTATAGTGATGTCCTCAGAGATTGTTACCGTCATCAGGAATGCCATATTTCTCTCCTTTTATGCCGTCGGGGTAGAATAGAAAGGCACGAAATAAACCCCATCGGCGATATCCCCGGCGCCAGCGTCGTCTTGCACGTATATCCTCAACCAACCGACGATGCTTCCGGGAGTGGTTAGATCCGCCGCATCTACTAGAGATTGTGTATTGTCGCCTGCACTGGTCCCGATAAATTTTATGAATTCCTCGCTTACGTCGGCCTGGTCTACCGTCAGCACCGGGATTGCCGCGTCGGATACGCTCTGATCGACGTGCAATTTCGCCAGAGGCGCGGCGATCCCCACGCCGACCGAATCAGCTCCAGCGTCAACATATAGAAGGCTTGTGTCTCCGTTGCCCTCGATCCTCGTGTCAACGTCGTTTCCGTCTTCGTTAACGACGATTGCGGAGGAAAACAGGGCTCCTCCCAAATAATTCACGTAGGCCCGCTCCGTAGAGAAACTGTCGCTAAAAATAGACAACAGCCTGTCCCCTGCTGTCGTCAAGGCATTTGCATTGCCAAGCTGGATTGCTTTCGCACTACCGTCGCTAGCGTCCTGCCCCTCCAATTTTAACGGTACCGTTGCTGTTTGCTGACGCAGCGTGCCGTTTATTTGAAAATTTGTGTTGCTGAAAGTTCCTATTGTCGTTCCGTTAGCGACTGCCTTTATTGTATTCGAAGCGTGGTAAAATCCGTTGACATTTGCGCTCCCGAAAACGAGAGCGGGCGTCGTGCCATCCCCGTCAGACGTAGAAAAAATTCTTCCTGCGTAATCTACATAAGCTTTCTCGGCTGTATTGTTCCTGATCGAAAGCAATTTCCCTTGCGTGAACGTATTTTCCGTGTCGGTTATCACCCCGACGCATCCCACGCCATCCGCCTGCCGGCCCTTCAGAGTCAGAGCGGCGGCGGAGTACGCGGCAATCTCATCCGTTGAAATCGTGTCCGTAGGGATCGTTGTGCTTGGTGTCCATCCCATCGTTATGCCCCCCTGAAGTGGTAGGAGAACCCGTCTACCAGGCCGCTCGCGTCATTTGCGCGCACGTAAAATTTGTTCGTCGTGTCGCCGCTGACGCATATTGTGCCTGTACCGGCGGGGTATTTTCCTCGCGTCGTGTCAGCCCCGATATTGGTGTTCGCCGTTGCCTGATCGGCGGCAAAACAGTATTGGAATTCCACCTCCGAGTAGCACTCGATGTAATGCACACTCGACGCACTGCAATCGATCTCGGATGGATTTTGCGCGTTCGTCGGCAGGTCGATAATGGCCTGGGTCGTGGTGATGGGAGAAAGAAGCGCGGTCGAAACAATATCGATTTGCATTTCCGACCCTGATACGGCCCCCGCAATCGTTGCAAGATGTCCATCACGTGTCGCGGCGGTCGCATCCGCGACGATATCGACCTGCAACTCAGATCCTGACACGGCCCCGGCTAACGTTGCGAGGTATCCGTCACGTGTCGCGGCGGTTGCATCGGACAGCACGTCAACTTGTACGTCTCCAGCGGCGTCTACATGTACCTCTGTATCACCAGCGGCAGCATTCTTGCCATATAGAGATACTCCGATACGGTTCGTGCTATCCATCTGTGGGTCTTGCCCATCGATCTTTTGCACGTCTATTTGAATCTGTCCAGCGGCATCAGCTTGTACTGCGACATCTCCAGCGGCAACGTTTTTCGCATGCAGAGAGATTCCCAAATAGCTGGTGTTGTCCATTGTTGGCGCAACACCAGCTATCATCGCGGTGTTTACGTTCTGTTCACCAGTGGCCTGGGCGGTCAATGCGGTATCTGCGGCGGCGGCGTTGTAAGCGTATAGCGAGACTTTCGTCTCTCCGCCGGTTTCAACGTTGATTTCTGTGTCACCAGACGCTACGCTCTTTCCGTAGATGCTCATTGCCGGTTTGTCCGTATCGTCTAGCTGGACGTTTACCCCACCGAACTGCGCGACGTTTACATCTCCAGTGCCAGTTGTGCTTAATACATCAACCTGTACGTGTCCGTCCGAATCTACCAGTACCTCTTTGTCACCGGCGGCCACAGATTTAGCATACAAGGACACGCCTAATTTGTTTGTGTTGTCAAGCTGCGGGTCTGCACCGTCTATCTTTTGTACATCGATTTGGAGCTGTCCTGCAGCGTCGGCAATAACGGCAACGTCAGCGGCCGCCGCATTATACGCATATAGAGATGTCTTTGTTTCTCCACCCGATTCTACAGCTACTTCGGTATCTCCCGCTGCTGCATTTTTGCCATAGACGGAAACACCCAGCTTATCAGTATCGTCTACCTGGGGCGCAACACCGGCAATCATGCCGAGATTTATGTTTTGCTCACCGGTCGCCTGCGCCGTTAGTGCGGTATCGCCAGCCGCCGCGTTGTAGGCGTATAGGCTGGCCATATTTTTGCCGTCGGTTTCCAGCAGCGGAGGTGTATCGCCAGATGCACCACCCGTGGCTTTCCCGTACATGGAAAACGCTGGCTTGTCGGTGTCGTCCATCTGGACGGCCACGCCGCCGAATTGCGCGACGTTGATGTCCGCATCGAGGACAACGTCGCCACCGATGCTGACATTCCCGCCGCCGGCGTTTCCTTTGCATACCAGAGCTAACGTTACCGTTCCACCAGTGCCACCAGGGGCGCCGTTTAGGGTTAGCACGAGGTTTGTCGCACGCTGAATCGGTATTCCGTTGCTTGGGAAAACGAGCGTGCGTGTACCGTTTTTCGTCAACGCGGTATCCTCGTTGCCCCATGTCATCGTAGTTTCTGTAGCGTCCTGGAACAGGACATCCAGCGTCACCGAGTTCGTCCAGTTAGGAATCTTACAGAATCCTTGATAGATCACCGGGCAGGTATTGTTCGGGAATGCGCCCGGCGTGAATTCTATCGTTTTCGTCGTTTCAGCAGCCCCGAATGCCACGTCAAAAAGAAGCCCTGACGGGGTCATACTGTAGGTCGCGTCGGCCATATTCGAGGCCCTCCATTAGCGAGTTTCGAGTCGAAACTTGTCGTAAGTCGTTGATATATAACAACTGCAACAAAAAAAGTTGCTATGCGATCTGCAAAAATTGTCCATCGGCGCCGTAAAACTCCGGGTGTTGTTCGTGGATTTTTTCGGCGAGCATCTGTTTCAGCACTGACAGCGGGGCGCCGGGATTCTCGCGCCAGAGTTTCGCCAGCCACCACGAGAATACCCCGTACTGGCGGCCCTCGATTGGTTTTTCAATCACCGGCTCGGTTTCGTTGCCGCCCAACAACTCGACGAAACACGCCCGAAAATTACCGTTGTGCCGCGTCAGGGGCTGTGGCGGGACCGCTATTGAGCGCACCAATACGCCGTCCGCTCTGGTGGCCATCTCGCCGGCGAAACAACCGTCTATGATCAGCCAGCATTTCTCGGCCTCCTGGAGAGCGTCCTTGAATTCCCAATCGTACACCAGGTTCGTGCCGTCCGGCCTGTAGTCGTGCGGGACGAATGCCCCCTGAAAATAATCCGCTTCGGTGCTGGATGGCACCCTAGCCCTGTGTCCGCTGTAGTGCGGCACGAGCCAGCGGAATTTCTTCGCCCAGGCTCTGGCGGCATTGAGGATATTTTTCCGCGTGGCAAGTTCGTTTCGCAGGATTTTCAGGTTTGCTGGCGGAATGCCGAATTGATCGACGAACACAGATTCCATTAGCCGCGAGTCGTTGATACACCCGCGCAGGTCCAGACCGGGAGCCTGATATTTATTTATCGCGATCAGAATTGCCCCGGTTTCCTCGGGCCTGGCCATGATCGCCGTGATTGGAGGCGGCGTTTTTTTGCCGGGTTTTTCGTTGCGAATTATGAAGATTGGCATTGCATTGCCCTCCTATCGGCCGCGGCGTTCCACAATCGGCGCAGTTGTTTCGCGCTCAGAAAGCTGCTGGTGAAAAGCTCGGCATAGAAAATGTCCCCGCCCAGCAAGACCATGAGTGTCTCCACCAGCGAATACAGGTCGTCACCCGTAGCGCGAACGTTCGTCGGCAGCGGCGGCGGGAATATCCTGTTGTACTCCTCCAGCATTTCGGAGGCATCCTGGAACCGTTCGCGCGGGTCGATGGCCTGAGAACGTCCGAACCATCCGCACGCCTGCGTCGGCAACCCGAAATCCAACAGCGTCAACGGGTCGAACACCTGCTCTTTTTTTGTTTTCTCGCGTTTGGTTATCCCCCAATGGAACAACAGCCCCAGCGACCAGACATCCGCTGACGCCTGGTCAACGTCGCCAGCGTGCGTAAGTTGTTCGGGGGGGCTGTAGGCCCATGTCCCCAGGGCATTAACGGTTGTGAGCCTGCGCGATTCCTCTGTTTTTGCCATGCCGAAATCGATGATCTTGATTTTGCCGTCCTTCGTTATCAGGATGTTGTCCGGCCTGATATCGCGATGCACGACGCCATCCGCGTGCAGCAATGCCGCGCCGATCAAGACGTCCCGAAAATACTGTATTGCCGCATCCCTGTCGTAGTATTTCGATAGCGACCACGCTCGGAATGTCTCACCGATCGTCCAGTCGAGCAAGAGGAAAAAGGGATTCGGAGAGAGATAGTATACCTTCGGAAAGTAGCCGTTTTTCAGGCTTGCCAGGGTGCAGGCTGACCTTACAAATCTTTTCTGGGCTACCTCTGGCAAGTCCGGCCGGGGTATTTTCACAACACATAACCTGTTCAAGCACCAGTCATAAGCCAGAATAACGAACGCCTCCCCACCGCACCACAGGAAAAGCCTAGCCTGCAAGTTTTTGTTGCACGAAAAAACAACGTCTTCCAACCATTCCTTGTCGTTAAATACCAGGACGCCTTCGTCTATTTCTTTTCTGGAGTCCCAATATCGTTGTATTATCTGAGCGTGCGTCATGCCTGGATGATCAAGTTTTTTCTTCCTCATACGTCGATTTCCTTGAGGACCGGGAAGTCTAGCAGGTCAACAAACTTGGGTGTTATCTCTCGGCAAACGTGATCAAGCAGGAAATAGGCCGCATCTTCTATCGCTTCCGCTGGAGTGTCGGCGTAAAGTATTGCCACGATTCTATTGTTTAGTCCGTACATAAAAGGAGATATCATGGCGCATCCAACGTCATTCTCAACTATAGACATGGTGGCATGCTTGCCCTTTTCCTCTGCGTCATTACGAACATATTTCTGCGCTTTTTTCTCTCGCCACACCGGGAAAACTAACGCTTTCGGTATGTCTAACTTGAATCTCCCAGATGCCGCGATGCTTTTCCCACTTTTTTCGATTATCTCCATCACGCAAGCGCGTTCCCAGTTGAGCTTGATTGTAGCGTATCTGACGATGCGCTCGGCTATACCGTGCTTGGTTTTAAGCATTTTCCCGTTACCGCAAAACAGCTTGTAGTGACGTTGTTTCAATGCCTGGATGGATGCCGGAGAATACCTTGACTCCACATCGCTAATGCGCTCAACTTTTTCCTCCGTCCGCGTCGGCATGTCCAGAAAGGCTTTCTCCGCCGCCTCGTCTTCGAAGACGAAAATTGCACCACCGGCCTCGATAACCATGAGATTGCTCAGGATCTTTTCGCCAACGTGTTCCTGGTTGTTGATGCGGATCACGGACCCGGAGTAAATACGGCAACACTCTCCTTCGCGAGCCACTGAAACGCCATCACACAGGTCAACCGTGGCCATGTTTTTCAGCGGGATGTCCGGGTAATTCTCAAACCTGCCGTCCTTGAATACGGTTTTTTTTAGCAGCACGTCAAAACTCCCGGATTGTCATGCGTCCGCACGATTGTTTTTTCGATATCGACACCAGCAGCCGAACGTTCATGACGCACAGCGCCAACGGAGATACCAAGCAGAATATAAGGAAGCCGCCCCATATCAACTGCGGGCAATCGCTCCACAGGGTAAGGACCACCACAGAAAAAAACAGGCCGGTGCTAAGGATTGTATTGGTCAAAAGAACGACGAATGAGGACGAAAAAACCTCGTACACACCGGCCAGCAAATCCCGTTGCACCGCATATTCCTTTGCCGGCTTTTCCGCCGGTTCATCGCGATCCGCTTCGTCGAGAGAGCGGATTATGGCAGTATCCGAAAACTCAAATTGATCCGGCGTCGGCGGTCCGGCTATTTCGTTCTCTTGCACCTTCAACCTTACCTTTCAATTTCAGCAGCACGTCAACCACGGCCTGACGTTTCGCCACGACCACATGCCGCTTCATGCCGCTCTGTTGGCCCCATTTTTTTGCGCGCTTCTTATCTCTGGGTGCCACAAATTTTTCCACATATTCGTCAAATTCCACGGCTCATTCCTCGCCGTTTTCCGGGTCAGCGTCCTCGAAAGTCATTTTTGTTTCAATCTTCGCGCCCATTCTGCGCAGTTGCCCAGGAATACTGGCGGCCACGTCATCTCTGATATCAGCCTTCGCCTGGTTTATAACGGCCTTGAATTCCTCTGCCGTGAGCGAATTTTTCTGCAGGAAGTCGTAGATCGCCTTAAGCAGCGCCCATATCTGCTGTATCGTGTCCCAGAAGCCGCGCGGCTGCCCCTCTACGCTGGCGCTCGGGGCGGTGCGCACTCCGAAGATGCTGCCGAAAATGCTGCCGAAAAAGCTCAACAGCACCTTGAGCCCCTCCAGCATTATCGGCCAGTTGCTCGGATCGGTGACCACGTCCTCGACGTCGCGCGTTTTCTCTGCGTCGGCGCGCAACTCTTTCAGGGCGTCGATGCCCTCGCGAACTTTCTGCCACAGTTGTTTTTTCTTGTTTTCTTCCACTTCTATTCGTCCTCCTGTAAGTAATTTTTCGAAGTCCGGCGGAGTGCCGTCCTTCAGGAATTTCCTGCGTTCTATTCGAATTGCGCGGTGTAGATCCGGCCACCGCTGGCTGGAGTTTTCCGCCCGGTCCAGCAGGCGCCCGACGTTGCCGCGGCCCTCTGCGGCGCGGCGCAAATAAGCCTGCACTTTCGGCAGGCTCTGCACCGCAACGGGCCTGCTGTGTTTCAGGATCGCCCTGGCTGCCGGCGGCGGCTCGATATGCTGCTGGCCGACCGTAAAATCGTTGTAGAGTGTGTTGCTGACCATCGCGTCTGACACGCAGTCGTACACCTCCGGTTTGCTGCCGTCCATCAAAATATATCGATTGCGAGATTCGCATGCGTCCGTCCGGTTGTTGATGTTCGCCTTCCAGATACCGCCCAGAGTAAGGTTGCGCAATTCTTTTGACCCGGTGTAAACCGCATCGCACAACGCCCAATATTCGTCATTCACATAAAAAAATTGCCAGGCGTTCGTGGGCGCCACCTTCTGTGGGGCCGTAGATTGCAATTCGAATTGCGGCCCCGACACGGACATCACCGGGCCGCCGCCAGGATCGGTAACGCGGCAGATCGCTATGCCGTCGCGCACCTGGCTGTCACTCGCACGGGTGTACCTGTAGTGGACCAGAAATTCGCTGTAACCCCTGGAGCTAAGCGGGTATCCGGTGTAATACATGAGCGAGAAATTTCCGGACATTGGGTACTCGTTGAGCGGCAACGAATCCGTATTGTCGAACCAGAATTCCACTCCATCACACACGCCACGAATATCAAGCAATGTTCCGTTGTTGTTCAAGAAACAATACACCCCTGACCCGTAATACGATGCGACGTAAGACCCGTATACAAGCGAGTGTGTCGCGTCCGTCGTCCACGTCGATCCAGTCCAATGCTGAATTATCTCGCCGCTGGTGTGTTTCATCATCAGGGCCGGCTTGCCGGGATCGTCGAATCGGGGGCACAGATACCGATATGCTGACAGGGCCTGCCAGCCCGACGGGTAACTCAACCCGGTCGAATATTCCGTCCAGCTACTACCGTTCCAAAAGTAGACATGCGGCACCGCCCCGGTAGACGTGCGCCGGACAATCCAATACTGGTCTTGGTCCCCCCTGAGATAGCCACACATGCCGGGCTCGTAGTTATGCCAGCTTCCAGTGGGGCTGATATCGAGCGTGTCGTTCACCCACTTTGACCCTGACGCCTGTTCGAATATAACCGGGTATGTGGTCGTCGGCATATTGCTAGGATACAGGTTTCCCAGATCGGAATCGCACGGACACGACGAACACATGTACGGCCTGCCGTCGCCGTCCACTACCAGTTTATCGTCTTGAAACCATAGTGTTTCTCCGGCCGCCACTTAGCATTCTCCAGTGTCTGCGGTGGCTGGTGTCACCGCCTCAATCACAGGCGCAAACGGTGTCAGCCATTGAAAAATCTGATCGACATACTCTAATGTACCCGCGCTATCATCGTATCGCAACGTGCGCCACGTTAGTTTTACACCGTCGTACAGCGTATCCCAATTCGCCGGCACACCATTTTTCGGGTTCCACACCTTGGCATCGTCGGCACTATCAGATCGATCGATCTCATACGGTGTTGTGGGCTCCCAATTAATCCACGGGATTTCCTGAAAATGCACGACGGCCCATTTTGTCCCTGTCCCGCTCTCCTGGTACAGTATCCGCGTCGGTCCGGCCCATGCGCTGTCGAGTATTGCGGATGACGCGGACGGTTTTGCGTAGGGGTGCGACGCATTCGTAACGTTTATCTGCACTTGCGACACACCGAACGCCTTGGCGCGCGCGATTTTCTCCTGCTTGACGGGCTGCTGCAGGATTACGAACGTCGTTTTGTACCGGTCTGCCGCTGTTACGTTGCTCCACAGATCTACAGTGAGCACAGGACCGCGATGCATGAATTCGTTTTCGTTGTCGGATTGAGAGATCGATACGCCGGTGATTGCCAGCACGGCGAACATATCCTGATCAGCGCCGGAATTATTGTAGACGCGAACCATCGCCGAACGCAGATTATTTCCAGCAGGACTGACCTTCAGGTCGCCCTGGCGGTCCAGATAATACTGGCCGGCGTCAACGAACGTGTTGAACGTCTTCGCGGGAATTTTCAGCTTGTCGCCGGCTAGTACTTTTTTCATCTCCTAAATCCCTAGCTGAGAGAACGCTATCTCATCGTAAACACGTTCGATGCGCACATATTTCGGCACCGCGATTATTTTCTTTTCGGTTGTGTCCAGGTCCTCTTCGTATTCAACCCATTGATAGTTCCAACCGTTTTTCCCGCCGACAGTTATGCCGCCAACCTGATACTGGAATTCCTCATTTTGAGAATATTGAAAAACAAATTGGACCTCCCATAACGCATAATCATCTGTGGACTGCTGCTGTCCGCGCGCCCCCATGAATAGCACCTCTCCGCCAGCGAATCCGCGGAATGTAGACGCATTGACGCATCCAGTGCATTGCGCGAGCGTAAGTAGGTAAGTTGTCGAACACGATGTAAAGTAATGCGTCTCCGTCCAGGTGTAACGTGGCACAACGATATCGACGCCGTTAACGCTCTCGCCATTCCAGCCAATCGCGTTGTTGAGATCTGGAGCCGACGACGGATACGCTGATGTATATTTCGATTGATAAATTGTTTGCGTTCCACCGGTTGTGTCGAATGACGTCGTGCTGCTGGGAGTGGTTCCGCCTTCCGCGGAGGATGCCGTATTTTGATACGTTACCGAGAATTTCCACGTCGTTTCGTTGATACGCTCATCTAGCGCGACCTTAGACAACCTAACGCCTTGATACGTTGCAGGTATAGCATCGTACAGTGCGGTGAAAGCCTCTTCCTCATCGTCGGCCGCGAAAACGAAATACACGCGCTCCACGGCAATATAATCACCGTTCGAATTCATTTCCTGAGTGTTGCGAATAAAAGCTTCCGATACGGTTGTCATGAGAATGTTTCCCCGCTGTCTTCGCTGATTGTCTTAAGGTAACGCGTTTGCGTCTTGTTTTCGGTCAGTATCTCACCGAGTTTACGTTCCTGACCGGTGCCGCTCGCAGCCTGAAATCCAGCCAGGGAAAACGTTTCGAACCCACCGAAAATCGGACGCGACAACGCAGATTCGGCGGCACCAGAAAGTTTTTTCTGCAGGTCTGAAATTTTGCCGCTATCTACCATGCCCTTAACCGAATCAATAGCTTGTTTTCCCGCGTTACTGACGACTTTACCAATGGCTGCAATATCTACACGTTTGCGATTTAACTCTTGATCAGCAAGTTTTTTCTCCAACTGCTTCTGGCGGTTCACCAGTTCATCTTTTTTCTCGCCTCTTTTACCTGCGAGTTTCCCACCGGTTTTCTCAGCAGCTTTTCTCAACGCCTCCTGTTCGGCGCGTTTGCGTTTCAACTCCTGCTCAGACAGCAGTTTTTGCAATTCCTGTTTGGCTTTTTTTGCTTCCTCGTAACCCCCGAGGTCGATTTTGGTTGTCGGTTTGTTTTCCTCTACGATTCGCAGTAACGCCTTGGATCTCATTTTTGCCAACACGTTCGGCTCGTAAAGCGAATCAGGGGTTACGGCTGATATGATATTGTCTACAGTCACGGCGGCGTCGTATGCGGCAGTCTCAATCGTAGATTTTATGGTCGCCCCGGTCTGTTCTATCGCATTTAGAAACCTGCTCCAAATTTCACGAAGCGCGGCAACTCCGTATTTCCATGCGACTTTTAGGCCGGCAAACATTATTTTTGCTGCCGTTTCGATGTCGCCAGACTTTAATGCGTCAGCAATGCCATAAAACGCTGATTTAGCCACGTCGGCCAGGCCGCTGAAATCTCCACTGAGGTCAAAAATAGACTCGCTGGTATCAGACGCTGAAACCGCGACGGTAGTGGCCAGCACCCCGAATCCAGCCGTCAGAAGTCCTATCGGCGTCAAAAGCAGACCAATTCCGGTTAGCAGCCCAGACACCGCAATCGTTGCGATCCCGATAACACCTGAGACAACGGAAACGGCGGAGGCGACGATACCAAACGCTACGGATACAGGACCAAGCGCAGTTCCAAGTGCCACAAATCCGACTCCAATTCCAGCAACGATAGGCACTAAATTCCCGATAGATTGCACAAGTTCAGGATTTTTCTGGATGAATGAGGATAGTTGATTACCTGCATTTTTCACGGCATTTGCCCATTCCGTCAGGACTGGCTCCAATGCTTTGCCAACACTGATAATCACATCGTCAATAGCCGAAAATAGGATGCGGAACGATCCACCAAGTCCACTATCCATTATTTTTGCTGTTTTTCTAGCCGTTCCCTGTACATTCTCAAGCTTTTGCGACATAGAATCAACGGCTTTCGCGTTTGCCAGCACGATTGATGCAACGGCGCCACGCCCAAAAATTTCGTCAAAAATTGCAATCCTTTTTTGGCTTCCGAGGTCTTTTGTTTTTCGTCCGATTTCCGCGATGATATCGGCAACCGGTCGCAGGTTTCCTTCGGTGTCGGCCACTTCGATACCAAGCTTGACCTTCAATTTGTCGGCCACGTCTTGTTTTGCCAAATTCTTATAGGCCCGCGCCAGGGCCGTACCTGCCGCGCTGCCCTTGATACCCTGGTTGGCCAGTACTCCCAGGGCGGCGGCGGTTGACCTCAAGTCCTCACCCGTGGCCTTCGCAATCGGGGCAACGTATTTCAGGGACTCGCCAAGATCACCCAGGCCCTGCGCGCTATTGTTCGCAGTTGCGGTTAGAATATCCACGACCTCGGTCATCTTTGAGGCATCGAGGTCGAACGCGCGCAGCGTGTTCCCGGCAATCGTTGCAGCTTCTGAAATCTCAACGCCCGTGGCCCTGGCAAGGTCGAGCACGCCAGGTATAGAGGCCATTATTTCGCGAGCCTTAAACCCTGCGCGGCCGAGTTCTACCATGCCCTCGGCGGCTTCTTTCGCGGTGTAACTGGTGGTCGCGCCTAACTGCCGGGCCTGTTGCTCCAGCGCGGCGAATTCCTTCTCATTCGCGCTGGTAATGGCCAGCACCGCGCGCATCGCGTCGTCGAAAGAGGCGAACCTTTTCGCGGCCAGCCCCAGGCCGGCGCCTGCGATGCCCGCGATTTTCAGCAAAGCCCCGCCGGCCGCCTTGGCGCGACTGGCGACGGAGGCAACGGAATTCGATACGGCAGTCATCGCTCCAGCCACACGTGCGCTTACCTGGCGACCGATTGCACCGAACGCACGCAGACGCGCCTGCGCGCGCGCCAACCCTGCGCGCAACCGTTTGTCGCGAGACGATATTTCGACGTAGACTCTGCCTACCTTGCTATCCACGGAACGCGGCCCTCCATAATTTAGGGAGTCTCGGGATGGCCTGTTTCAGCGCCGGCGCCATATACGGACGCGGCGTATAATGACGCCCGTAGAAAATTCCGCCGACCTCATGCAATGCGCCGACCTCGCCGATAATATCGTGAGATGGACCGATTCTGACGTGCTCTTTTTGTCGGTTGACGCTGTAAATAATGGATTTGCGCAGACGTTTTTGCCCGCGCGTAAAGGGAGGTTTTCCTGGCAGGGAATATTTTATTTTGCGTTTGCGACGTCGTTTTGTTTTTTTCTTGCGGGCGGGTTGTGTTCGAATTGAGTATTGAGCTATTTTGCGTACAGAAGCGCCGGCCTGTCCAAGAGACCGGTAATTCGCGTCTCCGACACGTTTGAGGATCTTGCCTTTTTCGAATTTGATTGTCGTCTCAATTTTGACCACCTACCAGGCCCTCCAGCATCTGGTGAGCAATTACAGGATCTGCGTTCATGATTTTCGATAACCTGGCAACGTCTACCGTCGCCTTTTTCTGAGGTTTTTCGTCTGATATGTACGGATGAAAATCCTTCATCTTCAGGCGGTCGCTTTTTTTGCAAACCATATTCGCCACCAAGCAGCACAAAACGCTGACCTGATCCCAATCTTCCTGGCGTTTTCCGTCCAGCATCCACATTAATTCACGCAGTGTGAACGGCCCTGGGTCTACCCCAAGATATCCTGCGATTTTGTAGATGCGCCTCCAGAAAGCGCCTGGTTGATCTGGTCTTCCAGGTCCGGGCTGACCAGAGCCTGGTACTGTTTTTCCAGGCCCGTTTCCACGATCTGGCAGGCGCGGCGCCATTTTTCCGCATGCACACGCGCCTTCTTCGGGGGGAAATATTCAACCAGGGCCTCCATAAATGCATACAGCGCGTGCTCGATAGGCTCACCCACCAGAATCTCACCGAATTGCTCATCGTTGATATTCTGTTTTTCGGCCTGCGGCTTGCATATTGCATAGATGGTGTCGCAGATCATTACGGGGTCGCCAATGAACATCTCGAAAAAATTTGGATCTTCAAGCTTCGGAATGAAATGCTCAATTCCCGTAATCGCCTCGATACGCTTGATAGCGTTGTTATCGATTTTGATCATCCATTCGCGGTTGTTGGCGTCCTTGAAAAACTTCATTACGCTGAAACCCCCTGGATTACGATCTCATGGGCGACACCCGTAACACCCGAGACACTGATCACGTCATTTGTCGTCGCGGTTACCGGCAGGCCGGTCGCGCCCATGTCCAGCCAGAACACTCCGCCGGCCGGGAGCTTGACGGTTCCCGTAATCCCCAGGAAATCCCCTCCGACTTCGGCCTCACTGACGGACCCGAGGTTCTTAACGTAGACCGATTTTATCGTTGCAAACGTGACGGCAGTACCGAACATGTCAGTAAGGGCCCCTCCGTCTAGATCGTAATCAGACGATCCGACGTCGGCGCGGGTGACCTGATCGGTCGATATCAGGTTGATGTTTCCGGCGCCACTGCCAGCCGTATAAGCACGCGCGATCTGGTCATTGATAGATGCCGTGAGCGCCGACGCCTCGTTGGTGTTCGCACCAGCGAGAACACGTTTCAGCGTGAAAGTGCCGGTAAAAGTTGCAGTCATGATTACCTCCTAAGACCACGACGGAGCGCGGGTTGAATACGTCGGTTTCGCAGTAACAGACACTTTTACGGCGTCCTCAAGTGGCTCTGAACGCGAAAAATTCGTAATCGTAAAATCCGCGTCCAGCCCACTCCCGCCGGCACCGTCCAGAAACGCCAGGGCGATCGCCGTGGCGTTCGTCCATGCCGTTTCAATCGCGGTAAATCCTGCGTCTCCGCCATCTTGCCAGATCATTTCGAATTCAACCGAACCCTCTTTCAAGGTTGCGGCCGTGGCCCTCCACCCTGAGTTTCCTCGCGTTGTGACGTCAGCTTCCCCTGTTTCAAGGTTGATGGTCACGTCGCGGACGTTCGTCAACTCAGTACTGGCAGTACTTCCGGCGGTGCCGTAGTACGCCTTGCAATTCATTCCAAGTACATGAGCCATAGTTACTTATCTCCTATCCTAAAACCTTGAATTTTAGGGTAATGATTGACGCGAATTGTTTGTTATCGACGATCCATTCGGCGTCGAAGAGCGGATCGATTATCCGCTCAGTGCAGAAATATATTGACGCCAGCGTTTTTTTTCGGAAGTGATCAGCGATTTCCTCGCACAACGACAGCAAATTGTCGCACGAAATCTCGTTCGCAAATTTGTACAACACACCGACCTGGACGCCATAGATCACAGCGTCTGCGGCACGCGATATCATCGAAGATTCGCGCGTTACCGGCACGACAACGACCGTGAGCGCATCCGTGTCTTGCAATGCGAACACCGGACTATACTCTCGCGTAGCCGAAAACGCCTGCGAAAACGACGTCGCGTTAAGCTCTGTGGTAATAGCATCTGCAAGAGTGATAGCGTTAGGCATCAGATTTCCTTTGTGCGAACGATGAGCATTGTCCTGTTGCTGTCGGAGTAATCGTAGTGCGGTTTTCCGGGGACAGAGAGCACCTCGAACGTGCTCGAACCGTCCGTTATCCGGTCGCCTATCTGCGGAGTGTCAGCCGTTCCGGCAGGCGCGTATGCGCTGGCGCGTATTCCGTACTCACGAATTTTCGTCGTTACAACAATATTGTAGCTGTCGTACCGTTCGTGTGTGTGATCGTGCCGCGTGGCGATCGCGCTGCAGGATTGACCGCCGCGCGACAACGTAATCGAGTTCGCACGCTGTATATGCACTGACGTAAGATATCCGTCCGATGTCAATGTTTTCGTTACAATCCAGTTATTCGAATCGATTACAACAGGGTCACCGTGGGATACGGTAGGAACGGCAGAAACCGCAACATGGATCATGCCGACATCTTCTCTGCTGTCCCTGATCAACTCTATTCCTGTATCGACAATGGCAGAAATGCTTGTACCGTCATACGTTACGGTATCCGCAAACGTATCGGTGTCGAGCATTTCGGCAAGGTCGAGTTCGATCTGATCCTTAAATCCCACGGTTATCCCCTGCTACGACGTCACGGTAACAAATGCCGTGCTGTCAACCTGATGCGGGCAACACAGCGGAGCGGATTGCAGCATAAGCCACTCCTGGCTCGGATCTTCCTGTTGCCAGGTCTTCGGGAAGTACTCGACGGCCGCCATTGACCGCAAATCCTGAATCGCGGCGTGATGGCGAACCATGCGGGCCTGACTGCAGCCGATCATGACGCCGGTGCTGGGCACCAGAGCCGTCAACGTTCCGGCGGCGTTGGCCGTCCATTCGTCGTACCCGTATATTTTCCAGCCTTCGAGAGTGCCATAAAACACGCCGCCACCGGGCAGGAATTGCGGTTCCGCGTACCCGAACGACATGCGGCGGTTGTCCAGGATGTTTCGCACATCAGCATGTGCGAAGAAATCGTTGAGGGCGCTGGAGCCCATCACGATGATATCAGCGAACGCGTTGCCGTTTTGCTTGATCAGCGCCCTCCAGGTGCGCAAATCTTCGAGGGGAACGGCCGTGGTCGTGTTCCACAGAGCCGTACCCGTCAAGGCGGTAGTGTGGTTGGCGTTGCGGTTAAAATTGATAGTGAACTCCTCACCGATCACATCGTCGCCGGTAGCGCTGAAAGTCCCGGCCTGCAACATCTGTGAGGCCATCCACTCGATGCGTTTTTTGATCAACCCCCGCAAAAAAGCGAGGTCTTTCGCGACGCGCTGCGCCAGCCTGGCCTGGGGAGATGAATTCCCCTGGTAGATGATGTCTCCGGCCTGACGCACGTTCAGTATTTCGCCAGGCTTGATTGGCATCTTGACCTTGATATATGGCACCTTGATCTGGTTGGTCATGTAGCCCTCTTTCTGGACTACATGACCTTCGCAGACCGGTGCCACGAACGGAGCCATTTTGCGCGTGCCCTTCTGGATATCGATATCGACGTACTCTGTGAGCGATTGTTCGAACATCGGGAAAAACAGATCGGCCAAAAACATGTCCTCCGGCGGCATCATTTCAAGCATCGCCAGCATCGTCCTGTAACCGTATAAGCTAATAGTCATAACTGTTTCCTCCTTATACGGTTGCCGTCACGGACGGTACAAGGTCAATTCCGACTTTTCGCAGATCGGCGCGCACGGTGTTGGCCGTGTGTCCGCTGCCAAATGTCAACGCGTTTTGATCCGCAACGCCACGTTTTAGCATGATACCGGTGACAGCGCCACCACTGCCGGAAATCACCGCGCCGGCCACTCCAACGGCGGTTTGACTGCCGTCCGTCGCGGTGCTGACAGATAGTTTGTGCTGCAGGGCCGCAGGGTCGGTAATTTCGGACACCGCGATGGTAAAAGCATCACCGGTTTCCCAGCCCGTGGCGGCGGTCACAAGCGAAAAGTTGATCTGATCGCTGGTGTACGGCGTTCCGGCCGTCGCGTTTGGCATCAACCCATCTTCGGGATCTTTGATCTGGAACGTCCCGGACGCCTCGACAGTGCAGGTGATTTCATACGTGCCGAGCTTGACTTTCGATCCAGGAAACGCTGTCACGCATACACCCGTGCCGGTATTGCTCACGCCGGCTGTGCCTTGCGTCGCACACGACACCCAGGCGGCGCCCATAACGCTGCCGGTGATGAGATCTTCGCCACTGGCCACGAGCACCTTTTCGTAGCGTTCCGCTTTCACGATAACGTGGTCGTAGCTTTGGGCGTCAGTTGTTAACCATGAGGTTGCCATTAGCGTCGCCCTCCTTTCTTCTGGAAGACGGCGTCAACAGCGTTTTTCAACATTGCCTGCGTCTCCGGTTCGTCCAGTTCGTCGCCGGTTTTTGCTCCACCGGAATACTGTCCTGCTTGCGTTGCGTCCTGACGGATGTCGTGCTGTTTGATACCACGTTCCATCTGCGCCGACACCAGCAATTCGTTGGTCTGCGACTTGGTCAGCCCCTCGGCTTTGGCTTTCGCAAAAACGTCCGAAAACCCTTCGTATACTGGGGATTTTTCAAGCGCTTCGATGGCGAGCACACGGGCACGCTCTTTTTTCTCCCCCTGCTCGATTCCGGCTTTCAGGCCGTCCTCGTATGAGGCCGTTTTTATGCCGGCGAGCAACTGGGGGTGGTTCGCCGCTAGGTATGCCTCCGTGATGTTCGGAGCCTGCACCGGAGGCGTAGCGGCGATTTGAGGTTCAGTCATAAGATTCGCTCCTATAACAGATGTAAAACTTCCAATACGATCAGCCAAACCGACATCTATTGCCTGCTGGCCGATAAAAATTTTCCCATCGGCCCATGTTTCCAGGGCCGTTAAATCTAAATTTCGATACTCCGCAACGGCGTTGACGAACATCTCGTAGAAATAATTCGCTCTCTCCTGGTATGTAGCTCGCCCTTCGTCCGAGAGTGGCTTGTATGGCGACCCGACGGCTTTGTATTTGCCGGCGGTGATTTCCGTGGTCTTATAGCCCCACTTCTCTTCGCGTTTCGAAATATCAACGTGTGCGATATAGACGCCCACGGAACCGGCCGCCGCCGTGGCGTCGTTCATCACGATCTCTTTCGCTGCGGATGCAATCCAATAGGCGGCGGAAAATGCGGATGAATTTACGACGGCGATAATCTCTTTTTTGTCACGGGCGGCGAAAATTTGACTGGCGAATTCAGCAATTGGCGACACATACCCACCGGGAGAATCAATGTCGAGAACGATGCGCCCGACAGAGTTATCGGCCATGAGTTCCTGGAAATGCTGCGCGAGCATGTCAACCGACGACCCGCCCAGATACATATGGATTAGGTCCGGTCGTTGCGCCAGGGCTCCACGGATCGGCAGGATGCCGGTATTGTTTTCGATACGGTATCCCCAATCAAACACCTCCGCTGCCATGCCTTCCTCGATGACATTCGCCTCGACACGACGGAATAACTCCGTGATTGCGTCAGTCGCGAGTAGCAACGGCGTATTCGTCAGGCACTGATGAATTTGTCTGGGTTGCGTCATAATTCGTATCCATCCCGGCATCACGTCGGGTTTGCATTTCGTATGCCCGTTGGGCGAAAACCTCATCGCGATCTCTCGCCATCTCATCGCATTCGATAGCCTCGTTCGACGTTCCGTTATTCATCCGCTCCGTGCTGGACTTGGCCGCCTTGAGTTCATCGATGGAACCACGCGACGGGCCAACCCATGAGGCGCGTGTCCATGCGGCACGTTTCAGCGGGTCGGAATATCCGGGAGCGCTGTAGACACCGGAGGCGACAACCTCATCGAAAAACAATTCGTATGACGGTTGGCACAACTGCAAACGAAGCTGCGCACGACGAACCAGGAAATAACGCCACGCTTCGATGAGGGCTGCCCTTGCGGCGCTGTAGCTGCTCTGAAAACGTTGGGTTAGAATTTCAAACGGGATCTCAAGTGCGCTGCCAATTTCGCGTAACTGGAGATCAATAAATCCGGCGGCGTCCTTATTGGGGCGGTGCGGGTCGGCTATCTGGATGTCCTGATCCGGACCCATGACGTTGATCAGGCCCTCGCCGAGCGCGTATTCGTCACTGGCGTTCGCGTTCGTCTCGACGCCGTAAGTGCTGGCGGTGAGCACGGATGACGGCGCGCCACCGTAGGGCGAGACTGGCTTGGTAGATTTGATGAAGACCGTGAAGAATGAGGCGATCAGGGCGGCCATCAGTTCTGAATCCTTGTATCTGCTGATCTGCTTTAACGTCTCCATCACAGGGGAGAGGTACACACAGCCACGGTACGCCTGCGGCCGGTCTTTTTCGAATATCTGTAGAACGCGGCGCCTACCGGTTCTGGGGCCAAACACCGCGTGTCGGCGCCACCTGTAAGGATGCGAGCCCTCGCAAAACTCGTTCGGATGGTCCTCCATGATCCACACACCAACGGGCTCGCCATTTGCCCCCAAGTCAATGCCGCCCTTGCATTTTTTCGTGTCGAATGTGGAATGGGGGTTCGATACCCGGTCGGCCTCAATCGCCTGGAGTTTTAGCGAGAAAGACCGGCCGGGATATCGAATAACTGGTGTAAGGCAGAATAGATCACCAGAAACCAAGGATGACACTAAAATAGTGGCTTGCAGTGAGTAGAAATCTAAGGAACGCTCAAGGTCGCATTCGTCCGGGCTTTCTGCCCAGACGCGGAAAAGTGTTTCAATTTCGCGCTGTTTTTCGCTCGCCTGCTCCCGCGTTATACCGAGCGTTCGATAATCTATGCGTGATTGCAGGCGCAGTCCGGTGCCGACCACACAGGTTTTGTTGCGTTTGATCACGGCCGTAGCGATAGCGTTGTTTTTGTAGCTGTCTGAGCTGCGCGCTATCTGCTGGTTGCGCGTAGCGTCGGTGAGTTCGCCCATTGCGGACGACCGGCCGGGGAGCCAGGTGGCGAGAGATCGGAGGTTGGTGGTGGCGGAATTGTACGCGGAGTCCGGCGTGAAGCCTGCGGATGCCATCACCTGCAGGGCTGCACGCGCACGGGCACGACGCAGGCCCCACGTCGGAGAGATCGAGGTAATAAGGCGATCCATCAACGCCACGGGTACGCTCGAATCTGGCGTATCCCGCCGCTGCTGTTTTGTTCCTGCTCGTACTCGGCTATCAGTTGCCGCTCGTATTCGCGCAGGGTTTTTAGGTCCGGCCGTTTGTATGTCCGGCCTGCAATCGTATATTCCTGCGCGCCGGCAAGGACAGCAACGATGGCCGTCTGGACGTCTTCGAGAAGTTCTGCACGGGTCAAAATTGCCATATGACAACCCCCTATAGGATTGTCATAAGCATATCACGTCAAATGAGATGTGCTAATTTTGGTATAGGGTGTAATATAGGATGGTTCGCTAGGCGGGTAAATTGTGGGTGAATTGTGACGTGGAAAGTTTATTTTCTAGAATATTTCCTCGCAAACACCAGAAGACATTCTTCCCTGATAAAAAAGCGGCGAACTCAAATTTCTTGCGGCATTGTGGTCTGCATCGGCCTTTTTTCCGCATTGCTTACATAGAAACCAATCACGCGAAACACGGTTTTCTGCCGCTGTATATCCACACCATGAGCAACGCCTGGAGGAATCCGCAGGATTTATCACTAAAACATCTATTCCGAACTCAGATGCCTTTAAAATCAACAACTCTTGAAACTTAAACGGCGCCCATTTAGCAATTAAGGCGTTGTCTTTTTTTAGATTATTAAGGTCTTCCAAGACGATTACCGAAAATCCATAATTTAAGCAAAAATCAATGATCATTCGCACCCATTGCTTGTACTTCGTCTCTCTAAAATAACGTTCGGATGTGCTAAGTTTTTCTAACGGTCTCAACACATGGCGCCTACCACGTCCACTTCGATTTGAAACTTTTGCTTGCTTTTGATATTGTTTGCGCCGCTTCTTGAATTGCATCGCTTTAGCGTATATTTCATGTGTGTCTTCAGGCTTGATGCGCTTCCAAGAGTCAACAGACGCGCCATAAAACGCGCATTTAACACCAAGGTCTATACCAATCGTTAGGCCTGTTTGCGCCTCCGCCTTTTGTTGTTCGAACGGTACAATCAAATCGTATCCGTTTTTAGACTTGACGAAACGAGGAGAACCGAATTTTGATTCACCTGACAATATGCGTTTTAAGTCCTGACGATGGCCATTTTTCAAGTTTCGCGTTGCCAACAAAAGTTTGAATTTTTTTGGAAATTCCTCGTCTTTATTTGGTTTTTCGCATACCTCAGACAGCGCCTTTGTTGATTTTGACAACAGATTCGTCTCAAGGAAAATATCGTCCGCGACGCGGACAAACTTGCAATTGCGCGACCTCATAGAAAAAGAACCATCCCGACGAAATGATGCGAGAGACTTTTTAAGCGAGTAGCACACCTCCTTGCAGTCCGATTTGAATTTGTCACATACCTCTTTCGCGGCCATCTCTTTAATATGAGAAACCATCCACGGGTATAGATTTCCAGCGTCTGCATATATATCCCTTGATATCGCATTTTTACGATCCCTGAGAAACACCTTTCGCAAATTTTTATCTTTCTCGGAATCTAAAAAAGGAATAATTTCGGTATGATGCTGCACGAACAACTTGCTCATTCCGAGGTTTTTAACCCTGCTAATCGCGTAAGAATACTTGTCAAGCAGGGTAAACAGCCGAGGAAACTCACGATCCTTTATTATTCTGAATTTAATGCACTTCAATTTACTCTTTCCATCAAATCACACTATAGTTCATCTTGGACGGAACACTATGTATTTCCATGTAATCGTCTTCAGTATAGTTACCATCACACTATAGTTCGTCTTGGACTTGGCTGGCCTTGATCACACACAGGCAGTTTGTTGGGGGTTACCATCACACTATAGTTCATCTTGGACTAAATTCTGTTCAACGATTTCTTCATTACTCATCAGGTTACCATCACACTATAGTTCGTCTTGGACTCCAATATATATTAATTGGTCCCATAAAAATCACAACATATAGAACAAAACACAAATGGCATATACATAACAACATGCAAAAATGCCGCTACTTGCAGTCGATCAACAGCGCTTTTAACAGCACTGAAGATCGACCGCAAAAAACGGTGCGGGTGGCGTGTGATGCTCCCGTGTGGGAGGTGCCTCGAATAACGAGCTTGCCGAGCGTCCGCAGGGTTTACGTTGACACCACCTGCGATCCTTCTCAGCTTTAGGCCTCGTAACTGGCCCCGCATACCAGACACCCGACTTTTTGTTACTGGCATGCTAGTGGTAAAGTGATTCATAATTGTTTATCTATATATCTAAATTTTCTCTAATCATTATATGGTGACGACACATTAAAAACTAGGTGTACATTATTAAGATAGCGCGCTAATTATAAAAAATCAAGGGTGAATAACGTGTTTTTCAAATTTTCCTGGGAGTCTCTTTTTCATCCAAGAGATGGTTTCTTAGATGCATTTCGGCTTCTGCTTCCGTATCGCCACACCCTATTAAATCGGTGCCTTCAGCCGTAGCAATGAAGCAGTCATCTTCGACGCTCCAGGTAACCGTGATATTCACTCCGCACACGTCGTGTAATTCTGCATAATTTCCATCATGCGACCGATGACCCTTGCGGGAGGGAAAACCTTGCCGCTTTCGTATTTACACACGTCCGGTTGCCTCACTCGAAAGATCCGCGCACAGTCCTCCTGCGTAAGATTGTACTGGTGCCGAAACATCATAAAATCATGCACAATACCGCTGTATACGCGACGCTTATTACCGTTGTCCGCCATGATCACACCCCCCTGGCCCGTCGGGCCGAATACACTACACCCCTCGAAACAGGCCGCACCGGCACCGTGCCGGCCGACTCCGCTGATTTCTCCCGCGCCGCCTTCCTCTGGCGGTCGATCGCGTCTAGCACCTCGCGAGCCCTGGCGTCGTCCGCTTTTTTCTCCGCAGCCTGCGATTCCTCGCCACTACGCTGCGCCTCTTTCGATAGCACGCACCCCTGGATGGACCCCGCCACGTAGCAGCCTACCAGGCAATCGAAAAGATGGTTCTCCCTGTTCGGTAATATCCGGTACTCGTACACTACGCGGCCCCTGCCTTCAATTTTATGGCGAGTCTCCGACGTGAGATGGTCCGCGAGCATTTGGTGAGCCTCCGGTTTTTTGCCGAAAATGGTCATCCCCCCCGGATTGCCACGGTGCGTCAGGATACGCTGAAATACGAAATCCTTCCACCAGTTGGCGTCAAACACGATATGGTACTGTTTATGTTTACCTCGCAGGGAAATTATATAATTCAGGCCGTGCCGCTCGCCTTCATGTTGCTGCCAGCTAGAAATTGGATTAGACGCGGCACCGAAAAATTTGCCATTACTCGGCAACAGGATCGGAGCATAGTCGGATTCCCTAATGAACTGGTACACGATATCCGTCATCCACCCAGCGTCAATAGAGATTCTCGATATTTTTGCCGTCCCGCCGTGTTCCCTGACCCAATCTTTTGACATCAACTGTCCCACTAAATCTTTAAGGGCATCATAAAGAGAAGCTTCGATTCCCCTGGACAGGTCAAACTTGCGTTTTGCGTTTGACAGCGTGTAATAATCCATAGGTTGCTCTGGAAACGAACCGTAATCTATCGGCCCACCACTGAAATCCTGCGATAGAGCGCACACCATCCAAAACAACAGGCCATCGTGAACATCAATAAACGCGGTCAATTCGACGGTGCTCACCGGCACCTCGCCGCGACCGATCCCCACGGCGCATTTGTAAATATCGTCAGGCGTCAGTTGCCTGTCGGTCAGGACAATACGCGGCTTCGGGCGATTCATGTACTCGGCCCAAAACACTTCCTCATCGCTGATATACAACAGCATTGCGTGCTCTAGCGCGTCCGTCTCTCCCGGCTCATAATCCTCCTTCCATGACACCTCCGCGCCTTCGCTCATTTTTTCCTTGTTGGCGCGATAAAATTCGCTGGCTAACGATATATCCTTGCGTTCTTTAAGGGATTTCAGCCACAAATCACGATAGTCCTTCTCCCACATGATCAGGTTTTTCGGAAGAGACTTCAGGATAGAATATATTTTGCCGTGCCACTCCGGTCGTTTTAAAATACGGCTTGTCAAATCATCTTCATATATGACAGTACACAAGTTAAACCCTGACATTTTTTTCCCAGGGCCCGCCATGCCTTTTATTGCGCCCATGATTTTCTTTTCACGTGCCTGGCACTGTATAGGACTGGCGGCAACGCTGTCGTCCTGGCAATCGTCCGCAATGAAAAAATCTGGTCGGATGGTTTCCCCCGTGGTGAGAACGTGGCAAATGCCACGCAATTTCGAAGACGTTATCCCTGCACCGCAGACAATCGTTCCAGACGTAGGCGCATCGAGTATCGTCGGATATATAATCTTGGAGGTTCCCCATTTTATGCGCGTCAGAGCGCCGTTAAGATGCTGGGCGCGAGCGCGGGACGATATCCCCTCAAGCCTGCGAATTGGATAAGACACCTCCGGAAAAAGTCCGCATATCAACGTATTAGTCTCTAGCAGCAATTTTATTTGCTCTACGATCATGTCGGCCTTTTCCTGTTCGCTGGCGATTGCCACCACAAATTTCCTATGCGCGTACAATGTGGCCCACAAAACAGCGCCACGCGAAATAGACGTTTTCCCTCCATGTCGAGGCATCGTTATACCTTTCATGCCGCCATGAAGGATGGTGCGTTGCACCTCTGATATAATTTCAATTTGATCTTCAGACCATCCAAGATAAAACGTCTCCGGGAACGCCTTTTCGAGAAATCCGAGAAGATCCAGCCGCAATGCCTCTCGTAATTCCGGGTCGCTGCACGCGGGGATAGGGTGTATATTCCTTGTGCGCTTTGATTCCTCCGCACTGACCTCCGCCATCTTGGCCCTGTGACGCTCGTACTTGCTTTCGTTTCCCGGCCGCTTCTTTTTTTTAGGTTCCGGTTCCGGATCTTTTATCGCATTCTCTAACGCAAACGTCGGTTTTGCGCGTTCAGCCGCCACAACCAATACTGAATCTTTGTAGGCCATCCATGCCTCGCCATTGCCTCGCTTTATCTTTTTGCCTTCAACCTTTCCAGACTCCATCCAACTGCGAACCGTCTTTCTTGTAACGCCTATTATCTTAGCAGATTGCGTCATTCCTATCATCTCTCGCGGTTTAGGCTTTGGCACCCTATTTCCCCAAAAATACCCAATGTCCTAAAAAATGTTGTACTAGCGGATATATATTTTCGTTAAACAAACAAATACAATGACTTAAAGGTGC